AACTGCAGCTCAAGTGCTTAGTGATATTGGAGCTGGAACTGGAAGTGGAAGTGTAACATCTGTTGGTGGAACTGGTAATGTAAATGGAATAACATTAACTGGTACAGTAACATCCGCTGGAGACTTAACATTAGGAGGAACATTAGCTATTAGCAATGATGACTGGAGTGGAACAGATTTATCTGTGGCTAATGGTGGTACTGGTGCATCAAATGCTGCTGATGCAAGAAGTAATTTAGGTGTTATAAATGATACTGGTACACCAGCTATTTTATCTGATGGAGCAAGCCCTTCACTAAACACTGGTATTACAGCAGCAGAGGTGAGAAGTTTGATTGGTGCGGGTACTGGAAGTGGATCAATGTCATCATGGACTATCAAAGAAGGTAATGGCACTGAATCAACAAGTGTAACAAATGGAGAGACTGTTACAATAGCACAAGGCACAGGAATACAGTCAGAAATGACATCAACCTCAAGTGGAGGTACAATTACAATTACTAATACAGGTGTAACTTCTCTTGCTGCTAGTACTGGAATAAGTTTAACCTCATCAACTGGTGCAGTTACAATTACAAACTCATCACCAGACACGGGTGTACCAGCAATATTATCTAACGGATCTACACCAAGTTTAAATACAGGTATTACTGCTGCTGAAGTTAGAAACTTAATAGGTGCAGGTACTGGAAACGGCTCAATTACTGGTAGTGGTTCAGCAAATAGAGTAGCTTATTGGAATGGAGGTTCAAGTATAACTTCTAGTTCTGAATTTACATGGAATGGCAATACTCTAACATTAGGAGGATCTTCAGATTCAGAATATAATATTGAGGTAGGTGCTGGTAGATCAGGAAATGGTTATGCTTATATTGACTTTGTTGGTGATACTACTTACACTGATTATGGATTAAGAATAATTAGGGGTAATACTGGTGCAAATACTTCATCAAATATTACGCACAGAGGTACTGGAACTTTTTCAATTAATACTCAAGATAACGCTTCATTATTAACTAAAACAAACGATACTTTAAGAACACAAATAACTGGAGCAGGTATCATGACTTTTGGTGCTGATCCAGCTAATCCTACTTGGTATTTAGATTTAGTAAATAAAAAAACAGGATTTAGAACTACAACTCCTGGATCTGCATTTGATGTTAATGGAACATTTAGAGCAAGGAATGAATTAAATGTAGGTAATACAACAGAACAAAACTTCTTTGTAGAAGGGGGATCTGGGCCTAGATATGTTAAGATGGGTGCTTACACACCTACTAATAAAGATACTTGGTTATCAGGTTCAGCAAATACAGGTTTAGTAAGAGCTACAGCAGGTTTTGGAACAGGTGGTAAAGTTGTAATGGCAACATATAGATACACCACTAAGATAGAACAAGGAGGTTGGCCAACAGCTTCTGGATCTTCAAATGGTGTTAATATAACACCATCTCCGGGTTCTACCAAAGTATTAATAGTTAAAGATATATTTGTACATAAAGCTGGAAGTACTAAAGGTTCAGGATGGTCAAGTAATACATATGCTGTAGAATTTGTTCAACAAACAGCAAATGGTTCATATAGTATTTTGGGAGGTGTACCAAGAACTACTATTATAAACGGTGATGGTGTATGGTATTATAATGCTTATCAAAATCTATATGCATTTAATAATCCACAGAATGAACAAAGAGGTACAACAAATTCTCCTGTAAAACTAATGTTACCTTCAGCTATTTATGCTTTTAATCAACCTACTTGGTATATAACAGTAGAATATACAGTAATAAATCTGGATATATGGAGAACTAATCCAGATCAGACTTTAACTTAAAATAATAAATTATGGCAATAACAACATCAGTAAAAATAACAGCAATGAAAGGTAAAAAAACATGGTTAGGAAAAAATCATGTTATTGAACAAATTTACTTTGACGTTACTGCAACAGACGGCACATATACACATACAGAGCCTGGTGTACAATATATAGGTTTACTACCAGAAGATGTAGATAACTTTGTAGAGTTTGAAGATTCAGCAGAGTTTGAAGCTAAAGTATTAGAGTGGGCAAAACCTCAGTCAGATCCTTTAGAGGCTTTATGTATTGCAAATGTTGAGGAACTAGCTTTAGATGAAGAAGAAACTCTTAAATTTACTTATTCTGAATAAATAAATTTATTATATTTGGGAAAACTCTATATATAATGGCTGTAAAAAAAACCAAAAAGAAAGTGGTAAAAAAACCACGAGCTAAAAAAACAACCAAAAAAGTTGTTAAAAAATCTACTGAACCCACTATAAAAGATATTGTGTATAGCTGGGAAATTGTATCTTTGGTAACAAGACAAGATGACTCCATAGAAGAAATTATATATGAATTACATGGATCAGTAGGTAAATACAAGAAAAAAAAGACAGCTGTTGCACAAGGTGCATTGGCTGTAGTTTTTGATCCTAAAGATAAAATAAGTACTAGTGACTATAAAAAACTAGAAAAAAAAGAAGTAATTAACTATTTAAAATCTAAAATATCTGAAAAGTATTTATTATCTTTGAAGGAAATAGTACAAGAAGAGTTATTTTCTAAAACACCAAAAATTGTGACGGAAATATCTTGGAAATAATTTATATATTTGTAACAATTTAAAATCAACAAAATGGCAAAAAAAGCAAAAGCAAAAAAATTAACTGCTAAAGAACTTAAAGAAGTACGTGAGGCACAAAGTAATTTGAATCAAGCAATATTTGATTTAGGAGCTCATGAACTTACTAGAGTAAATCTTCTATCAAAGCATGCATCAGCTAAAGCTTTATGGGAAACAAAAGTAAAAGAGCTGGAGGAAAAGTATGGGCGTGTTAATGTAAACCTTGATAATGGTGAAATAGCAGAACCAAAAGAAGAAGAAGCTAAGTAAGATACTTCTCATAAATATTTTTCAAGATTTTTTAGAACCAGACTTTCTTGTTTGGTTTTAAAAAATTTTGTATATTATAATTGTATAGTTCATAAGTCAGCAGTACATTATAGTAAAAAAAAATATTTATGATCCCAACTAATTCAAGCGGCACTACAAATGGATGTGACAATATTTCATCCAATTGCGTTATATGGCAAGGCCCAGATATTTCATGTATAGATCTTTGTACTGGTGATACAATCAGTGAAGTAACAAAAAAGATTGGTGATAAAGTATGCCAGATTATTACAGATGGTGTAACAGCTAATCCAAGTTTAGCAGGTTTAGATTTAACCTGTTTAAATATTCCAGGAATAACTCCTACAACCTTAGTCCCTGTATTACAGGCTATGGTAACACAAATTTGTGCTAATAGTTCTTCTTCAGGAGGTAGTGGTGGTAGCCCCGCTCAATTACCAATGATGGTATTACCTGCTTGTTTGCAGTATAATGATGCAAGTGGTAATCCTGTAACTGAATTACGTTTAGATGAATTTGCAACTCTTATAGCTAATCAAGTATGTACTAACTTAGCTAGCATAAATACAATCAATTCAACCTTAACTAGCATTGATAATAGAGTATCAATTCTAGAAGCATGTGTATTACCATGTTCAGGTACTTCATCAGAAGTTCAGATTGTACCAACGTGTGTGAGTAATGTAGGACAATTAACAAATGTATCAGTAGTTGTATTAGCACTTGAAAGTGCTTTTTGTTCTTTACAGAATGCAGTAGGTTTACCAGCTGCTATTAATTCAGCAGTAAATCAAACAACACTAACATCTTCTACAACAAGTTTAGCAAACTCATCAACATCTTATGGTTCTATAACAGGATGGAATGCTTCACCAAGCACTATGGCACAGTCATTACAAAATGCTTGGGTAGTTATAGATGATCTATATAATGCACTTTCAAACGTTCAAACAAATTGCTGTCCTAGTGGATGTGATGGTATTACCTTTGCATATACTACTAGTACAGGTACTAACTCTAACGGTATTATAGATAACATAAACTTTAGCTTTATAAATTCAAGTATACCTAATTCATTTAATGATTCAGCAGGATTTAGTAAGATAACTGTAACTGATAGTTTAGGTGCTAGCTTAACACAAACCTTTAGTGTATCTACTTTACAAACTAACCCTAATGGTCTTAATTTTAACGTATCTACTTTGAATACACAAGGTGATATGAATGTTCTTGTTGAGTTTAGTGTAACTGATGGAGCAGATACTTGTACAGCTAATCAATCAAATGTGGTTCCTGGTTTAATACCATGCCCAACACCAGTAACAAGTAATGTAACTCAAACAGGAGTGGATGTATCATTTGTAAATCAGATAGGAGCAACAGCTGTATATACTATAGATATACTAGATAACAATGGTGTAGTAGCAGCTACATACACTATTAATAACCCAGGTAATACTGTGAGTCATTCATTTACAGCATTATCTCCTTCAACAACATATACAGTAAGATTGACAGTAGAATATGGTGGTCAAACACAAGTATGTTCAGCTACTCAAGTAACATTCCAAACTGAAACTGGTGCAGCACCATGTACAAATGGTATGGATGTAGCATTCTGTCTTGACTATACTGGATCAATGTCAAGTGAAATTAATGCTATTAAAACTGGTTTTGCATCATTAGTTAATACTATTGATACATCTTCTGGTTCTAATAATTATAGAATTGGTGTAATGACAGTTAGTGAGAAAAATTCAGCAAACCAAGCACCAAACTATGCACTTTCAAATGATTATATAGCATTACCAGCACTACAGAAAGAAGCAGTAAATGGTACAGCTGCAGGTGGTAATACAATGTTCTTCACTGCTTGGGAAATGTTTAATACTAATAATGGAACTGCTGCAACAACACAAGTTAACTTATTAAATACAGGTTCAGCACCAAATGGCGTACCATTAGGTAGTGGTGGTGCTGATCCTGAGCCAATGGATTTAGCTATATCAAGAGTTATGAATAGTGATTTCTTAGGTGCATTTAGAAATAATGTAGCTAAATATATAATTTGTATAACGGATGATATATCATCTGGAGATGATGATCAATTTACTAGTACAGACTATGCATTTATTCAGCAGTTAACAAGTCAAGCAAATAATGCAGGAATAAAAATATTTGTTCTAGGTGAAGGTGTAAATAAAACATATAATAACGGAGGAACTTTAGTTAGACCATGGAGAGAGTTGGCAACCAACACATGTGGAAATTGGAATCAAAATGAAGATCCATCCACAATTAGTGCAGAAATAGTAGCAGGTTGTTCATAAAATAAAAAATTAAAAGATGGCATGTAATTGTACAAAATGTAGTGAAAAATGTAGTTGTGCTGACACAGCTTTAACAAACCCATGTACTTATACTGATTGTAGTGTAGGCAGTGAGAGATGTGAAGATGTGCAGTGTGCCGCATGTGTTAGCTATTGTGGTACATCTTTTCAGATAGGTGAAAATGGTGAAAAAATAGTTATTACTTCAGGAGAAAGATTAGATTCTATTATTCAGAAGTTTGCTATGATATTATCTAATGGTTTAGGTGCTTGTACATCTAGTGATCTACAACATGATCCATATAATGTATATGCTGGTACTATTACTAGTGACTCAGCTGAAGTATTATGGGATGGTGTTTGGAGTTCAAGTACAGGTATAAATGTTTACTTAGATACACAAGTAGCCCCAGGAGGATGGGTATTACAAAACACTACACCTATAGCAACAACAATATCAAATTATAAGATCACTAACCTTACAGCTAGTACAGCTTATAAGGTCAAAGTGCAGGATGCTGGTAACTCAGGCAGTTGTAAACCAATAGAGATATTATTCTCTACACCTGCATCCTAAAAAGAAACAACAAGTGGTGGTTTGTTGGTTTTCTGCTGCAAACGTTGGGAGGGACTGGGGTAACCCGGTCTCTTTTTTTTACATAAATACCAAGAAAATCAATATATTATAACTACATTTACAAAAATCAATACTAATTTATTATGTCTAATTACTTAAAACACAGGATAATAGAGTCCTTAAAGTGGAAAAAACATCCAAGTTATTGTGCTGAAAAATTAAATATTTCAGAATCAGAATATAAAAAATTAAAGAAAGAAGTATTAAATGAAAGAAAAGTTGAGAAGAAGAAAAGCAAGTTTTTTAGTAAAGCCGCTGATAATGCTCAACTAGTAGAATCTATTGACTTAGAAAAGGGAGAGGGTAAATTATCAGGAACCTTTGACTTTGAACCAAAAAGTCCAGAAGAGATTATCCATTTACTTAAAATAGATACAAGCATATGGAAACTTTCATCATATTGGAATAAACAAATGGGAGATCACTGGAGAGTATCAGCTCTAGTTTCAAAAATTAAGAACTCAGAAGAAAAGTATTTAGAAGATCTCTTAAAGAATTGGAAACCAAAAACATACAAACTTCCTAAACCAAACCTTAAAAGTTTAAAGAAAGGAGAAAGTGTATGTGGTATTATGTCTATACAGGATATACACTTTGGTAAGGAAGGTAATCAAACTATAGATAAAGACTTTGAAGATACTATTGTAAACCTTATACATAGGGCTACACCATCACATTATATAGAAAAGCTCTATTTTGTTGTAGGAGGTGATCTAATCAACATGGACACCTTTACTGGTACTACCACTAGTGGAACACCATTAGAGAACTGTATGACTGCTACAGAGGCTTATATGCAGGCATTTGATGCTATGCATTGGGCAATAGGATATCTTAAGAACTTTTGTAATGATCTTGTAGTTGTTTATGTACCTGGTAATCATGACAGGTTATCATCTTTCCATTTAGTTCATGCTCTGTCACAATCAATAGAAAGTAAAAACATTGAGTGGGATATAACGTATGAAGAAAGAAAGGTGCATGTGTGGCATAATAACTTTAATGCTTTTGAACACGGGGACAAACCAAGTAAGAATACACCTCTTGTATATGCTACAGAATATCCTAGAGAATGGGGTGACACAGTAAATAGAACATTATTTACAGGGCATTTCCATACAGAAAGAAAAGTAGAATACATGACTACTGCTGAGACAACAGGTTTTATACATAAGACTCTACCAAGTATAGGAAACACAGACTATTACCATTATCATAATAAATATGTAGGTAATAGAAGATCAGGTAAATTAGAGTTACAGCACCCTACTATGGGAAATATATGTGAATTAACCTATCAAGCTTTATAAAGACCTCAGCAAAATTTCATTTACTGGGGTTTTTTTTGTAAATTATAAATGTAACCATATGATAAATAATTTTAAAAAACCTGATCTTAAGGCTCCAAGGTATAGGGAGAAGAGATTAGGGTTATTAAATGAGGATACAATTAAAGAGTTTAAAGAAAAAAAACCTTTATACTCAAAGATAGATAATGTTAAACTAAAAAAGATAATAAAGCTATACAATGTAAAACTATGGAATGAAGTAATTAATAGTAGAGATGGTGTAGAATTACCTGACTCACTAGGTTATTTATTCATAGGAACTTGTAAGCCTTCTAAGACAGTTAATACTAATTATGCTTTATCAAAGCAATACGGTAAAGTATTACAAAATAAGAACTGGGAAACAGATGGTAATATAGGTAAAATATTTTATACAAACTATTCTACAAAGTATAGATTTAAAAATAGAGAGTTATGGCATTTTGTAGCTTGTAGAGATTTTAAAAGATCTGTAGCAAAACAGTATCCTATAAATTGGACAAAGTATGTTGTTATGCAAAATAAATACAGAGTTGCACATCTTTATGATGAGAACCCTGAACAAACCAAACAAGCATTAAAAAAATATAATGAATTTGAAAATTAAAAAGAATGGCAACAATAGCACAAACAATATCTAGAATCAGAGGACAGGTAAAAGCAGAAGTGCAAGATGCCTTTGTTACTGATAGATATATATACAGCTTGATTGAAAAGTATGCTCAATTCTTAATGAGAAGGCAAGATTATGCAAATAAGCTTCTTAAATTTAATTCTGTTTGGAAAACATTACCATACGTAGAACTTATTGAAGTAGATAAAGTAGAAGCACATTGTGCAGGTATACAAAGTGGATGTACTATTAAAAGAACTAAACTTAGATTACCATCAATGTTTGAAGGATATTGGGGACCTTTAATCCGTACTATTAGTTCAATAGATGGATCTCAGGAATTACAAGCAACACAACCGGGGACATATACATCAATGACCAAAACTACAACTTTTAAATATAATAAAACAAAATATTTTTGGTGGTTAGATGGATATATTTATTGTCCTAATATAGAATGGGATGCAATAAAGGTAGAAGGAGTATTTGACTCAGATATTACTAAATGGGATTGTGATACAGAAAATGATTGTACTCCAAGGTATGAGCAAGAGATGTATATACCTGAAGCATTATTTGCTGAAATAGAACAGCAAGTTGTAAATACAATGCTTAACACTATTAAGGTGCCTTCTGAAGACTCAGATAATAAACGTAACTTAAATAGACAATAATGGGAGTATCACAAAACTATAGAACATTTAGTCAGTTGATGGAAGATGTTTCCATTGATTTTTCTACATACGCATTGGAAGGTTTGATAGAACCTCAACAACTTATTAAAGTAGCTCAAAGAGTTAACTATGATCTTGGATTAAGAATACATAGAACTAAAGAAGTTATTATAGATATAGAACACGGAAGAGGTCAACTACCTGTGGATTTTAAATATGTAAATTATGCATTTAGATGTGGTAGTTATAAGATAAGTGCATCTCTTCCTTCAGGTACTCATGTTGAAACAACAAATGATGTACCTTATAAACCAGCACCTGGTCAACAAGAACCATGTAATACAGATCCAACTTGTAAAGATGTATGTGTTATTAAAACATGTGATAATAAAAAAGAATATCAACTTGTACAAAGAATAGGTGCAGAACAATATAGAGTATTTAATCATTGGTCACAACTAAAAATAACAAGTTTGAATGATAAAGTTTGTTATTGCCCAAGTCTAGGAGCACAATCTCTAGATACAGCAGAAATAAAAGATGGTTTCTTACTTACTAATTTTGCTACTGGTAAAGTATATATTAGTTATCAAGGTGCAATGGAAGATGCATTTGGTGACTTACTTGTACTAGATCACCCATATTGCAATGAGTATTATGAGTATGCTCTTAAACAAAGAATACTTGAGAATATGATTTGGCAAGGAGAAAATGTATCTCAGCAATTAGGACTAGTGGAACAAAGATTAAGAGCTTCTAGAAACAATGCACTAACATTTGTAAATACACCAGATTTCCAAGAAATGAAAAAGGTATGGACAATGAATAGGAGAGCACAGTATCATAACTATTATAATATGTTCTTAAGCTATGCTCCTGAAAATCCAAGAGTTGTTTCAGCACCTAATACGGCAGTAGGTAGTTCAACTACATCTGGATCATCTTATTAAAGATATAATGTAATATGGCAAAAAAAAGAACACCTTCTTCTAGCAGACGTCAAAGGGCAAACAGCAATAGCTCCTCTGTTCAAACAAATTCCTTTATTAAAGGGATGAACAAGGATATTACCCCATCCCTGGAGAATAACCAGGCATGGTGGCATGCACGTAATATTGCAAACAATTCTGAAGATGGTGATTTAGGTGTTATAGGTAATGAACCTGCTAACCTTTCTTGTGGTGAAATTCCATATACTGTTATTGGTGCTATCCACAGATATGGAGATGAGTGGATAGTTTATTCAACTGATGATGTAAATTCTGAGATAGGACGCTTTGATGATAGTGAATGTAAATATGAAACCATTGTTAATGATCCTTGTTTAAACTTTAGCAGAAAATTTTTAATTACTGGTGCAGCAAAAGAGAATTTTGATTGTACTTGGCAAGTATATTGGGATGATGGTAATAATCCATCAAGAACTATTAACATAGATGAGGTACCATATAAACAAGTACAAATAGCAGGCCCTGGTGTCAATGGAGATGATTGTGCTGTTTATGAAGATATTGAGCCAAAAGAATTAGACTGTGAAAAAATAAGATTAGCACCTTTAGTTGATACACCTTGCGTCAAGCTAACAAAAGCTACTGACGGAGGAATGTTAAGAAATGGTGCATATCAGGCTTATATTGCATATGTAGAAAATGAACAAAGAGTTACAGATTACATAGGTATATCAAATATACAAACTTTGTTTAGCCATGAAGGTAGTAATGGATCATTAGATATAGCAGTATCAAATTTAGATCAAGATTATGAGTATTATGAACTTGTTATATTAAGAAGAAATCAAGGTCAAACTTCTGCAAAAAGAATAGGACTATATAGTACACAAACTCAAGATATAAATATAGATTTTATAGATGAAGCATTAGTTGCAATAAGTCTTGAGCAAATACCATTGCGTAGTCCAGCATATGAAAAGTCTGAGTCAATGTTTGTAGTAAATGATTGGCTTTTAAGACAGGGACCTGTAGAACAATTTGATTTTAACTATCAACCTATTGCAAATGAAATAAAAACAGAATGGGTTATAAATCAAGTATCTAGTGACTATTATCATTTAGCAGGTAATAAACTAGGATTTATGCGTGATGAACAATATGCATTCTTTATTAGATGGATATATAATACAGGAGAGAGATCATCATCTTATCATATACCAGGTAGAGCACCAAGAAATTTTGATGAGCCAAGTGGTCTTTCAACACCAGAAGATCAAGTTATTACTGGATCTAATATTATAAACCCATCAGGAGATCCTTTATATAAAGTATATAATACAGCTAGCATAACAGCACAAGGTCTTTCTGAAATACAAGATGATGGATCAGTAATTGTTGCCAAAGGAGACATGGGATTCTGGCAGTCATCTGAAAGATATCCAGTCAATAGACCTGATATTTGGGGTGATCTTTGTGGTAAGTATATAAGACATCACAAAATGCCAGATGAAAGTATTGGTGGTCCAAATAGCCCACTTCATTTAACTAATACTAATGGTGATTTAATAAATATTCTTGGAGTACAGTTTTCTAATATAGGCAGACCTAAATTCAATGATGGTACTTATATACCTAATGTTGTTGGTTATGAAATACTACGTGGTTCTAGACAAGGAGCTAGATCTATATTAGCTAAAGGTATGTTTAAGAACATGCGTAAGTATGATATACCTGATGAAGAAAATTTATTAGGTACAAGTACACAAGGTTTGTATCCAAACTATCCATATAATTCATTACAAGATGATGTATTTTTTCATGATGGTAGAAGAAATGATGAACATAGAACTAAAGATTGTGAAGATAGTTTTACAGATAGTATAAACAAATTCAAGCCTTTGAAAGGCCATACAAAAGATGTATTTACTTTCCACTCTCCAGACTTGATGTTTACAAAGCCATTTTTAAATGCATATGAAACAAAAATTATAGGAGAAATATCAGGAAAATCTACAGGTACATTTAAACCATCTGAGAAGCATCCTCAGTTTAAATTATTAAGGCCAGTAGCATCAACACTTGCAGCAATTATTGGTGTAGGTTATGCACTAAATGCAGTACAAGGTACTTCAAGTAAAACAGCACTTCCAGTTCAAGGAGACAATGCCTCTGGTAATTCTGCATTTTTTGGTGTTTCAAACTCATTTGGTAAGGCAGTTGAGAATGCAGCTGGTATAGGATCATTAACATTAGGTAATGCAATATGGAATTTACTATTAGATGGCTTAATAGATAATGCTGTTGATTTAGCAGATTTATATGGTGGAGGTATTGCTTCTGATACTAAATTAAAAGCAACAGGATCTGGAAACTTTTTGAAAAGTGCTATACCTGGTGTGACGGGTGGTGGTATTGAGCAGGGAGTTGTTTATGATAAACCTGAAGCAGCTATGCCAAGTATTTTAAGAGCTCTTGCGGGTATATCAATGGCACAAAAGAATATATCTATTGGTGGTAATGAGATTATAGAATTATTTTATAACCTAGTTGATTTTGAAGATTTTGTATTAAAATATAACTCAGTAGGATTTTTTAATAAGTTTACTAAGAAAAATTTAGGTGATACGTTTAGAGTAAAAAATAGTGCTTCTAACTATTTAGGTTCATCTTTTCAAACATTTGATGGAACAAAATATAAGATTAACAATTTATTTAGACCATCTACAGTAGCAATATCTACAGAACAAGAAATAGATCATAGTTATTCAATAGATGATAACTCTAGATTTGCTTTGGGTGGTTATGTAAAGAGTGATGGATCAGTTGATGATTATGCAAATAAGTATATGGTGCAGTACTCACAACCATTTAAAAGAAACATTGCAGCTTTATATGGATCTTTAAAATATAACTTTGATAATCAATATGGTCAATTAGATGGTATAAAGCAAATACAAATGCGTGGTTGTGTTGAGTTATTAGATCCAGAAAAACCTAATGAATTTTTATATAGCTCAAAACCTATTTTTGCTGGTGATGCATTTATAAATAGATATACAGAAAAGTGTATCATGCCTATATTTACAGATTTCTTAAATGGTCAACCAGATGGTTTTTCATATGACTATAGTTTATATGTTAATGTACCATATCCTAGATTTTGGTTAGACTCTACTAAATTTGATATTAGTGGTATAGCAAGAGAAATAGCAACATTAGGATTTGCATCTGGGTCATGGAGAGATAAATTGCCAACTGCTAAATACTATTTAGATAGAGGATTTAATAACTGTCAAGGTGGTAGTTTAATTGGTAGTTTATTTGGAGGAGGTAATGATTTAAACCCAGCATATAATATGGAGTTTGCATATATGTATTCTCACATAAATGGCGTTAATGAATTTTTCTGTGAATCAGAAATTAATTTAGCAAATAGAGATTATGAAGATAGACCTGATAAAAGATTTTATGATATATATGAATTTAATGATCTAAATGTATTATTTCATGCAGACAACATTAAGGCAGATAATTTTTATAAATATGATGATTCATTAACTCCTGCTAAGTTTCCAACACAGTTGTCATCTTTTGGAAATATTCAAGACCGTGATTATGATCCTTTAGTAGCAGAAAAATGTTTTGTATCATATCCAAAAAGATTAATTTATTCATTACAAGCACAAGAAGAATCAAAAAGAGATTTTTGGAGAGTATTCTTAAATAATAATTATAAAGACTTTAAAAATGAGGTAAGTGTAATTAAGCCTATAAACAAAAGTGGGGCATTAATATTTTTTCCATTCTTGTCACCTCAAATGTTCCAAGGTTTAGATACTCTTAAAACAGGATTAGATACTAAGTTAACTATAGGAGATGGAGGATTGTTTAGTCAACCTTTCCAAAATGTAGCAAATGCTGATGTATCAAATGAGTATGGCTCATGTGAAAGTTTAAGAGGAGTTATAAATACACCAGTAGGATTATTCTTTATATCACAAGCACAAGGAAAAATATTCCAGTATGGTGGTAAAGGTTTAGAGCCAATATCAAATGCTGGTATGAAATGGTGGTTTGCAAAATATTTACCATCAAGATTTATAAAACAATTCCCTGAGTCAGAGGATTCAGTATGGACAGATAATCCAGTTCATGGTGTAGGTTGCCAAGTCATGTATGATTCTGTAGATGATACGGTCTACTTTATGAAGAAGGATTATCAACTTAAACCAGAATATGTAGCGGATGCACAATTTACAGATAGTTTAAGTAAACCTGTAAGAATAAAAAATAAAGCAGGTTTTTATATTAATGTTGATATAGGTGATCCATTATTCTTTGATGATTGTTCATGGACTTGTAGTTATGATCCAAAATCAAAAGCTTGGATATCATTCCATGATTGGCATCCTGAACTAGCTTTACCAAGTATTAATCACTTCTTTACTACAAAGACAACAACTACAACGACACCTCAGTGCCCTCCCGGATACAACTTTAATGCATCTACAGGACTTTGTGAGATTGCTGTTAATACTACTGAGCCAGCAACAATAACTGTAGAGAATATAGCATCTACTGTTACTGGTGGTCCTGTTGGTTGTTTAGTGGATGTTGTAATTTCAATGGATGTATCAGGTAGTACAAATCAAAATGGTAGAAGGGCAGCTCAACAAAGTTGGATGACAGCATTTTTAACAGATCCGCAGATAGTCACTTTAATGAATAATAGCCAAATGCAAATTGGATTTGCTAGTTGGGATACTGGTGCTAATACTTTTGACATACCTAATGGAGGTAGTACTGTTACAATGAGTCATACTGTAACTGAGGCACAAGCTACAGACTTTTTTAACTCTAACTGGACTGGTGGTGGTACTAATGTTCTACTTGGATTACAAACAGGTAATTCAATACTTACTAATACAGCTAATTCTACATTGGGTGATAGAACAGCAGATCCTAATTATAGAGCTATACTGATTCTTGTTACAGATACAACTTCAGCAACAGGACCTAATGCCGGTGCTCCTTATACTTCTGTAGGGGCTGGTACTGCACCTGCATATCAGTTTGTTTATGCAATGTATTGTGGAGCTAATAGCCCTATTCCACCAGATCCTGATGTATTAAATAATATATCTATGTCAAGTGGTCCTGTAAATGTTGACCCATACCAATATGGTATAGATGCATCAGATCCATCAACATTCCAAGCTGTAGCAACAGCTATTGCAGGAGCTGTGTGTGGTACAGAGTTTGAATGTGACTGTCCTGCAGGTTATACAAAAGTATTTTATGATGCTGCTACAAGTTCATATACTGCAAGCACTGGTGTATGTGATAATATTACACCACCAATATGTAGAAAAGTAACGTGTGAGTGCCCGCCTCCACCTGTAAGTGGGGCAACTACAACACCAATTGGTACATGTCCTGACTCAGCACCAGAGATTTATCAAATGGTAGATGCAAGTGCACCACAGGCAGATCCAAGATTATGTAATTTTTATTACTTTGAGAGTGTTACCCCTAACTATAATGTTGGTGGATTCTGGAGACATAATGTAAGATGTGATAAGTTTGCTAATTACTATAATGAAGACTATCCGTGGGAAATTGATTTAATTTCAAATACTGGACAAGCTGTAAACACAGTTAGAAGTTTTGAGTATCAATTAGAAACATATGTATATAAAGGAGATCCTCAATATAATATGTGTGGTGGTGATAAATGGGAGGATTTGGATTATAACTTTGATGTTGCTATTGTTTATAATAATGATCAAGTATCAGGTTTATTGAGTTTAACACCTCAGCCTTTTAATGATCCTTGGGGTGAATTAAATTACCCACAAATAAATGCAAACAGCATTGATATAATAGCTTCTAAAGTTGAACATAAGTTTAGATTTAATCAGTTCTGGGATATTACAAATGATAGGGGTGAGTTTACTAATGTTGAGCAATCTATATTTGATACAGAATGTAATGGTTATATAAGACCACTAAATACACTTAACTTAAATTACAATAAACCACCTACACAAAGAAAGAAGTTTAGACATTACTCTAATCATGTAATACTAAGAAGAAATGTGTCAGGTAACAGAAAGATGTTACTAAGATTAAACAATACTAAATTATTACTATCTCAAAGATAATGAAGAAGAAGTTTGAAAATATGGAAAGAAGAGGATTACCAGGTGGACCTAATGAGATGTTCAGCTATGTTACTGGTGTATTTTCAACAGAAGGTTATAAATCAGATAGTCCTGATAAAAACAATCCGGCAAACCTTATTGCGTCAGGAAGTATTACAATGGAAGATGTTGAGTTTCCTGTTCTTGGTATGGACAATCTTGGTAACTCTAAAATAATGATGCCCGGTAATAATTATCAATTTCCAGGAGATATGGTTATAGAACTACCTATGATGGCAGATGGAGGTAGATGTTGGCCAGGATATAAACCTGTCTCAGGTAAGATGGCATATAGTAAAGGTAGTTGTGAAAAAGCAGAGGATGGTTTAGAACTATCTACAAAACAAAGAGGCGGTAATACACTTGATGACAAAATTGTTTTTCCATTAGCAAAAAAATTAGCAGCTGCTGCAGATGCAACATCAGATTTTATTACAGAGAAAACTGATGATATATACAATATGATAAAACCTGAGATAACACAAGAAGATAGGCAGTTTATATTTGACAACGTCAGACCTTTAAGTTATCCAACACTAACTACAATGGCAACTACAGGTGCTAACTTACTACTTAAGAAAGCTGGTTTTGATACTACTACACCACCAGCATTAGATAGTGATGGAGATTATCAAATAGGTGATGAAGCTTGGGCTAAATCTTTAGGTGTAGCTACAAAGGATAAATATATTTTACCTCAAGAAGAATATAAGCCTTCAAGTGCAAAAGATTCAGATGCTAAATATTTTAAGTTGCATGATGATGTAATTGACTACACTAAGATTATGAAAGAACTTAGTAGTAAAGATGTAGATCACGTACAATATTTTGAATCTCTTGCTCCATTTCTTAAAAAGGGATTTATGGATGAGACAGAGTTTGAACAAATAGATCCTTTACAAAATTTTAAAGTAAGTGTAGGATATGATGAAGAGAAAAAACAAAAGTATATATCTATATATGATAAGTATGATTTCAAGGGTGCATTGAATAATGTAATAAAACCTTATGAGTTTTATGATAGATATTATTTACCAAAAGGGCAAAAGGGTGTAGAACAAGGTTCAAGTAAAAGAACAAGAGTAGATATATATAAAGATATTAATAGATTAAACCAACAAATAAGAGATACTGATTCTCAGCTAGATCAGTTCCGTAAAAATATAGGTACAATATACAAAGGTTTTCAGCAAGCTGGAGATGAAACTTTATCAGATGAACAAAGACAAACTGAAATAGATACTTTATTAACTGATAGTCCTATAAACCCTGGTTTATTTGTTGCTGATACATCCAATCCTAATGAAGGTAGAGTAATTGGTTTAGATAGTGTACCAAAAGTTACAAGAGATTGGTTACGTAGTATTGGAGGATATGGTTGTACAACTTATGGTTGTGGTCTATTAAGACAAGCTGGTGCCGTAACAGAAGAGGGAAAGCCTTTTCCAATGATATCAGGTAATAGTCAGCTTAATAGTATGATTGAAAGAAATGAAGGAGGTCTTCAGATGAAACTAATGGATCCAGGATTTTCAGACTTAGTAGCTGGTGATAGAATTGTATCTAATTATAGCACAAGTGGTGGAGATGGTGATGCACATACAATGATATTTACAGGAGAGTATGATGCTGATGGTTCACCTATAGTAATGGAGAATAGTGGTGGATGGGTACCAGGAGGGGTAAGTATTAGATCATTACAAGATATTAAAGGTTATAGAGATACAAGTGATCCTGAGTCAGGATTAAGAGTAACAAGATATAATTTAGGTAGAGATAAGTTACAATCTGAACTAGATAAGTTAAAAGAAGAATATATGGCTGCTGATCCTGAAGCACAAATTCAATTAAGTGAACTTAAACCAGCTTCTGTTAATATAACTCCAATAGAACAGCAACTTGAAGAGGCTGTTAATGTTACGATACCTATAAATGCTACACAAAGACTAAAACCTAAGAAACAGCTTGCTGGTGAAATATCTAGTGATATATTATTAAGACAAGTGTTTGCTGAATCAAGTTTAGATCCTAGTGCTGTATCACCAGCAGGTGCAAGAGGTATAGCACAATTTATGCCTAATACAGAAAAAGAACTTCAAAGATTAAATCTTGTTACCAATGAGTTTGATCCTTTAGATCCATCACAAGCAAGAAATGCACAAGAAGCGTATATGAATTACTTAAGTGAAAGGCCATATCTAGCTAAAGGAAGTCCAGAAGTTCAGCTAGCAAAAGTTTTATATGCTTACAATAGAGGTCCTAATGCTGCTAAAAGGAATTTATCACAACTAAAAAATAGTTATGATATATATAATAGTCTTGATTGGTTAGAAGGTATTAACTCTGAGTCAAGAAATTATATAAATAAAATACTTGGGAAAGATGAAAAGTTTTCTAAAGAATATGAAAATATACTTCTTGATTCTACCAAATCAGATATAGTTAAGTTATATAAAAAATTTGGTGGTGATGTTGATCTAAAAAGAATATATAAAAACTTCTTAGATGGTACCTATGATGGCACAGGTAATGAAAAAAGAGCCAAGGATATATATGATAAGTTAAACAGAATGTATTATAGAGAGGCTAAATCAGCTGGAATGAGCATGCCTAATTATGTAATGACTTACATAATTGGAAATTCTTAAACCCTAAAGATTAGTGAATCTCCTTAATTATTTGTATATTAATAATATAATATGAGTAAAGTGAATCTAAACAAAATAAGTTTAAAACAAGACGGTGGAGGTATGATGCAACAACCTGCACAACAAGTTGATCCAGCTCTTAAACAAATTGGGTCATTCTTCACTACGGCTGTACAACAAGGTCAGCAGCCAGAACAAGTTGTTATGTCTTTGATGCAGCAAGAAGTTGATCAACAAACTATTGCTCAAGCTCTTATGCTTGTTGGTTATCAAGAAAAACAACTTACTCAATTATTTAACAATATTGCAGATATGCAAGTAAAAGAAAATCAGCCTGCATCAGCTGAAGAAATTACTTCTAATCCACAGGAACTTGCTAGAGCTGAAGAGATAGAAGATGAGTCTATGGGTTTACCTTTATTAGATGAGATAGATCCTATGGCTAAGTCTGGTATTGAAATTAAACCAGAGAACAAGGGTAAGTTTACAAGGTGGGCTAAGTCACGTGGTATGACTGTTAAAGAAGCATACAGAAAGGTTCTAGCAAATAAGGATAGGTATCCTGCATCCGTTGTAAAGATGGCTAATTTTGCACGTAATGCAGCTGGTTGGGATAAAGGTAAAAAAGCACAGACTGGTCAAGAAATGCTTGATGCAGCAAATCAGTTTGCTAATGCAGCTAACTCAAGAATTGTTGATCAAGATAATGTTATCCTTGCAGGTAATGCACCTAGACAAGAAGATGAAGGATTTATCCAACCAAGTCCATTTTATGTAGATCCTAATGCATTAAAAGTTGGTAACAATTTTAGTTTAGGTAAAGCAGCTAATGTACTTCTTGAGGGTTATGAAGATATGTTTAGTGGTAAAGATAAAGATGGTGATGGATTAATGGATGGCTCATTTAGAGATTGGGAACGTAAAACAGCACGTAATAGAGCTAATAAATATGCCAATGCTGACTATACATTTAATTTAGATACAAGTGAAGAAAACTTGCAAAATGTAGCAAACTGGGCACAACAATATGCAAAAGAAAATTCTAATGCTGAAGATTTTATTGCTAATCTTCCAGTAGAGGATGCAATGGAAAACATAGAAGTAAATGAAAGTGGTATAGCTACGGGAGCAAATGCTGTTCAAAAATTTTTAAGTGAAGGCGTGGGTAATTTAAAAGGTGCAGCAGCTGAGACTTATCAAGCTCTTAAAGAAAAATTACAAAAAGGTCAAACAGGAACTGAAATGAAAGGATGGCCTGAAGACTTGCCCAAAGCTCAATTTGCTGGGCAATCAGGTTTCATGGACTTTAATCCTTTTAGTCAAGATTTTGATATGGGTGATTATTTACAACAGTTTACTCAGACTGATTATCAAAGAGACATGAACGCTATTATACCTCCAGCACAACAAAGATCTGCAAGTTCAGATGTTGTAGATGATAGTACAGTAGAACAAGAAGGACCAAGTAGTGAAGAACTGTTTGCTAGGATAAATCAACCAACTGTTGATATTAATACAGGCGGTGTAGGTGGATTTTTAGATAGACTTAAAAATAGTAATGTAGCTAGAGCTTTTGGAGATGTATCTAATTTTGCAGTAAAAGCAGCTGATGTTGTAAATGATTTTTTTGAAGATGAAAAAATAGCAAAAGCAAAAATAGATTTAAGAAATTCAATGGTTGCTGATAATATTTATGGTACACAAACAGATCCATTTAATTCTAGAGGTACATTTGATATTAATAGTGGATTGATGGGAAGTGAAGGAGATGCAACAACTGGTCTTTATCTAACTAAAGAGGGTGGAGAAAAATTACCAGCAAGTGTTGATAATCCAGGATTCAGAGCATTACCTCCAAGTGCTCAGAAAAATATCTTAGATAATATGCCTAAGAAAAAATATGGTGGACCAAAAGGAGAGGACGCTTATCTTGCTAGAAGAGATGCTGCTATAAAAGCTTCTATAGCACAACAAAAAGCAATGATGGGCGGAGAAAAAAACATTGTTAACGTAGACTCAGACATGTTAGCTAAACTTATAGCTGCTGGTGCTGATATTGAAATGTTATAATTATGGCAAAAATTAAAATAAATAAATTACCAAAAGGTTTCAAGCTTGTTGATGGCAAGGTTGTACAGGAAATGAACTATGGTGGCATGGTTTATACCGGTGATCAAGCTAATTATGGTTTGGTTACAACTCCTCAAGAATTCTATGGTGAGACAAACTTTAATAATACACGTGATGAAGATGTAAGATACAGTTTGTCTGCAGTCCCTAGAGATAATGCAAATATAGAAGCAGAAGGTGGAGAAACTGTACTAACAGATCTTAACAATGATGGTATGTTTGGTTTATATAATATAAACGGACCAAGACATTCTCAAGGTGGTGTGCCTATGTTTTTGCCAGAACAATCATTTATTTATAGTGATACACCAAAACTTAAATTTACAAAAGAAGAAATGAAAGAGTTTGATATGGGAGGGCAAAGAAAAACTCCTGCACAAATTTCTAAAAAGTTTCAGTTGAATGATTACTACGCAGAATTAGATAGTCAGTATGCAGATGATATATCTTCAAGGAGTGCTGAGCTTATGCTTAGAAAAAATATGCAAGATTTATCTAAGTTAGGTTTTATGCAAGAAGCAAAGAAGAACTTTGAAGATGGTGTACCTTTAGTATCACACCCTTACTTAGTTCAAAATGGTATTGACCCACTGCAGTTTACAGCACAAGTTGAGGGAATAACTGAAAGACAAGCTGCAGAGAATACTATTTCTCAATTACCACAAGATCAGCAAGATCAATTAAGAATGCTACAACAAATGTTAGTAGCAGCAGAACAACAAGCAAATCAGGCTGCTGAAAATACAATGAATACTCCAGCAACTTCTGCAATGCAATCTAATCTTGCACAAGGTGATGATGCACTTATGCAAAGCTTAATGGCTAAAGATGGTTTGGAGATGAAAGACTTTCTTATGAAAGCTCAAGATGGTAACGCAGAGCAGAGTAATGTAACTAGTACATATAGCATAAATGGGCAAATTGTAGATAGAGCTACTTATGTTGATTATGCAATTAGAAATAATATGCATAGAGACTTTGATGGAAAACTAGATCAAGACTTTATTGATGGACTTTCTGCAGATGAAATTAAACTTTATGGTAAAGCATTTGAAGATATAGATGACTGGGATATATTTGAGGCTAAAACAAATCCTCTAGTGGGTGATTTAAGTATTAGTGATGAGGTCTTTGCAGAGAGATATTCTAATGCATCAGATTCTGGATCAGATGAAATTGTTGAGGTAGTGCAGAAAAATGAAGAAAAAGTTAATCAAGAGGTTCAAAAAGAAGCACCAAAAGAAACAGATAAAATTTTAAGTAGATACCCAGAAGGTAGTGATACACGTAGACAACTAGAAGAACTACAGAATAGTGGTTATGAATTATCTGTTGTAGATGGTAGAGTAAGAGCATATAAACCTTTCCAATCAAGATTCCAAGATGTAGAAGCAGGAGAAAGAAGAGAAGCTCAAGGATCTGGTACAGGATCAGTACCTATTTATAGTGAAGATATAGAGGGTCAAGGTCAAGTATTACAAGGATCACCTATTGGTCAATATAGATATGGTATCTTATCAGGTGGTAACAGACCTGAGAATCAAGCAGTTACAGGTGAAGGTAGCTTTGGGTCAGCAGAAATAGAAAGTGATGAGGCTAAGGCAGACTTCATGAATAGATGGGGTGATGTTGTAAGTCAAATAGAAGGCTTTGATTATAATGCAGGTAGAAGTGATCCACAGTGGTTAGAGTTTCAAAAGCTTGCAGAAAAAACAAGAAAAGAAGAAGCAGAAAAATTTGGTATCCCTTATGTTCCATACTTTATGGACAGTGATGATGAAAATTTTGTTAAGGGATCTGGCTTTGACGGTGACTTTGGATTACACACATTCAATACACCTAGGTTAGATGTTGATTTTAGTTCTGAAGATGAGCAATTCTTTGACATACCAGAAGAACCAGAAGAAATAATACCACCTCAAATAACTCCAGCACCTCTACCAGAAAAAGAAATGTTTGCACAAGATATAAATAATCTAAATGCTTTAGGGTTTATTGATGATAATTTATATCTACCATTTCAACCTGTACTGGAGGATCAGAAAATAGACTATGTATTAGATGATTATACTGGTAGAGTAAATGCAAATCTTGCTGCACAAAATACTATGGCAAATGCACTAGGTGCATATGGACCACAGGCTATAGCACGTAGTAATATACAAGGTAAAACTTTAGATGCTAATGCTAAAGCTATAAACACAGTAAATCAAAATAATGTTAGAACTATGAATAGGGTAGCTGCATTACAACCTCAATTAAATATGAGGGTTGATGCTTTTAATAATAAAAGAGCTAAAGATTTATATGATGATACAACAGTAGCATTACAAAATAAAGATAATTTTGACAATTGGAAGACAGCTAAAAATGCAGAACTATTTAATACTGCTATTACAAATGCATCTAATGCATATAACATGAATACTTTGTATGACTATTATAATGTAGATCCAAGTGCTGGTGGAGATGTTGTATTTACACCAGGCGGTAGACAATTATATAAGCAAAGCCAAGTAGATGGTAAACAACAAATGCTTAATGACTACATTGATCTTAAAAAGAATTTAGGACCGGATGTTGAAGTTGATGAAGATTTCTTAAAAATGTATATGGGTATGGGTAGTAATCAAGTTATGCCTGGTACAACAGCAGGACAGAATGAATTGCAGCAGAGAGGTATACCAGGTTATCCAGGGTCTAATGTTAGTATAATGGGTAATAATCAGGGAGATAACGCAAGAGAAGGTAAAGAAAAAAAATTAAAGAAGTTTGTAGTGCCTTTCTATAGTGGCAAGATGGGTTCATAAACTTAAAGAGTTTATTTTCAATCTTTTGTAAACTTAAAAAATAAAACTAATTTTGAACTATGGCAACATATATTAAAGGAGCAGATACATATTTACCAGAGATTACTCCGTTTACACCGGATTTTAAATTTCTGTCTGCTGTTTTAGATACTAGAACAGATAAATATGATGCTAATTTCCAGGCAACTAATGACCTTTATAATAAGGTTGTGTATGCTGATCTATCTAGACAAGATACAAAAGATAGAAGAGATCAGTATGCAGAAACTATTGCACCCCAAATTCAACAGATTTCAGGATTAGATTTATCATTGCAACAAAATGTAGATCAAGCAAAGTCTGTATTTGCCCCTTTTTATGATGATGATCTTACTGTAAAAGATATTGTTTATACTAAGCAGTATAGAGATGAGATGGCATATGCTAATAGATTATTAGATAATCCTGATCAAGTGCAAAGAGAAAAATACTGGGAGACTGGTATTAGAAAGATGCAGTATGAGATGGATGACTTTATAAATGGAAGTGAGTCAGCAGCATTATCTGCACCACTACCAAAGTATATTGAAGACGCAGACTTAAATGAACTAGCTCAACAGATTTTATCTGAAATGGATCCTCCACTGAAAATGAAGATGGACCGTTTTGCTACTGATGAAGATGGTAATGTACAAACAGACTTTATTATTACAGAACAAAACGGAAGACTTGTTACTGGAGCAGCATTAAATATTATCAAGAATAGATTATTAGATGATCCAAGAGTACAAAGAGCATACTATGCAGATGCCTTTGTAAAGAGCAGGGATTTTGCAGCAGCAGGTATGAATGCTGGTCAGTTTAATAGTGTTGAGCAAGGTCAACAGGCTTGGGCTGATGAAACAATATCAAGAATTAATGCACTTAATGAGCAGAGAACTCAAGAAACTATAAAAGAAGTAAAAAAACTTGATGATGCAAATGTACGTTGGTCAAACTATCAAGCTAATAATGGAATAGTACCTGGTTCTGATGAAGCAGAAGCAATAGAAGAACAACTATCTGTTGCAGAACAAACACAGCAAGCACTTGATGATATGCTTAATATGAATCAAGAAGCTAGAACACCAAGCAAAAGTGTACAGGGTAGTCTTAATAAAGCATATAATCTACTAATGAACTACAACATTATGGATGATATGCAGAAAGCTGCTACTGACTTTGCTGCAAGAGATCAAGAGTATACTATTAGAGAGAATAGATTTGCCTTGGCAGAAAAAGAATTTAAATATGATTTAGCATTAGAAAGAGCAAGATCTGCAAATGCATTAAATAATGCAAGAATCCTTGAAGCAGAAAAACAAAGAAATAGACTTGAATTAGCTGCAGCAAAAGGTGAGCTTATCCAGAATGACCCTCTTGCTAGTTTATTAACTAAGCCTGGAGTAGAAGTTGGAGATGGTTCTTCTACAGTAGTTGCTGTTGATGATGATGGAGAAATCAGTCCTAATACAGATATAGTATTATTAAATCAGCAACAATTTCAAAATGAAGATAATAAAATACATACTAATCAAGTTAATGGTATACTAGAGTCATTACAAATTTTAGATCCAAAAGGTAATACACCAGCACAAGATCAAACATACCAACTTAAAGGTAGTGATGGTAATGTTCTTATGGTTGGTGGTGTACCATTAGAAGGTAATATAGAAACGCTTAGAAATTTACTTACTCAAGCTAATACAAATGAAGAGGATGGCTCTGTTATTAGTTATATAAATAGAGACATTGTAGATCAAGTATATGATATACAAGCTGATAGAGTAAAAGATAGTAAACAAGTTACCATGAATGATCCTAATGTAACTCTTAGTGAGGATCAAAGAACACAATATGATGATTTATATAACGCATTTTTTGGTCTAAATGGTATTGAGACACAAAGAAATACTTTAGCAGTACATACAAAAAAAATAAATGATCTGACATTACAGGCATATGACTTAATGGAATCTGAAGCATTAGGTGAAAGTAAAGGAAAAAACAATATTAATATACTTACTCAAGCAGGGTTTCCAAGAATTGTAGATGCAAATGGTAGTGTATTAAGCAAAGAAGAATATACTAATTTAGTTATACAAGGTGTTGAAAATGGAACTATTGAAAACCCAGACTTATATGGGTATGATAGTGGTACAGGAGCTAAAGACTATAAGGTTCATGCTTATACTACTCAGTATTATGAATTTGGTGCAGAGAGAAACTATAAATATGATAGTAAAGGTAATCCAGTAATGGAAATTGACAGAGAAGCAGTAGCAAATGATGTTAATGCTATATATGATCAAATGTATAATATGCTTAATCAAGCTAGAACAGGTGCTAAGGGTGATATACCTACTGCAACATACAATTCTTTAAGATATGGTGCTGATCAGAATCCATCAGATGCAATTAGCATGCCTACATATACATATCCTATAAATCCATTAGCTGGTCTTGATCCAAATGCACGTGCTGAAATGGTTAATTTATTTAATCAACTAAATACATTTGATAAAAAGGGACAAGTTTATGGTATATTACCAGGTGATTTAGATAATGTAGATGTAGAAGATTTACTTACAAAGAATCCTTTAGCTGTAAGAGCACTAGATCTTTATAAAGAAGATTTAGCAACATACTTAAATGATCCTAAACAAAGCCGTACAGATAAAATAGCACCAATAGCTACATTAAAATATAAACCAGTATACGGCCCAGCAGGAGAGGCTGTAAAAACAACAGCCGGATATCAGATTATATTTAGTCCTGAGTGGTTGGCTTCTAAAAAAGCAGGAACAGAAGATGCCCCACTTGGAGCATTTACTGCTGTAGAAATTAGACAGCTACAAGGACTAGATGATGAATCAGAAACATCAGCTGGAATTTCTATAGTATTTGAGCAAAGGCTTGATAATAATACTAAAGGAACAAACAACTCTTATTACTCTTTTGTAGAGTCTGATATACTTGCAAGTGAAAATGGATTTGCAGATTATACTATACCTGATGGTTTAGTTAATACTGCAGAATACAGAGTCATTAAAGCTGGAACTGGAGATTATAAAATAAACTATACTGTAAATAGATATGTACCATATAATCCTAATGCTGCACAAGGCACAACAGGAATATATGTACCCGAAACAGCAACTGCACCTGTAGATTTTTCATTAGGTTTACCTGGTGTAGATAGACAAGTAAAAGAACTACAATCTTATTTTGAAGGCATACGTAATTCAAATAGACTTGCCAAGAAAAAAGATACAGAGCAATACGGAGAGAGATAATGGAAGATAACAATAACACATCTTTGGATACTACTATCAAAAGTAGTGAGAGACAGGCTAGCGTAATTCCTCAAGAACAATTTAATTTTGTTCCAATTGAGAGTATGTTTGAAACACCTGAGACAGATTTAGCTACAGCTATAGCAACTAATCCTGATGAGATTGCTTTAATAGATCAACATAAAGTTGATATAGATAGATATGGTATTGATGCTATGGCTAATCTTGGTGTAGCACGTCCTACCTTAGCTACTGATACATTTGATCCTGTACTTCAACAGAATCCTCCACAGAATACATATAGCAACGTTAGAAACATATTACAAGCAAGATCAGATGGTCCTGCAGCAGATGTAGTTGCACCTACATTCTCTGGTATTAGAGCTAATAACTTTCTTAGATACTTTGAGCATCCAGAGTTTGAAGAGTTGGGTTACAGACCATACTCTAACATAGAAGAGTATTATAATGCTAACTCTACAGTATGGGATGACATGGCTAGAATGCGTGGTCAATTTGGTAGTCTTGTTGGCTCAGGATTTACCAGTGTATATAGATCTATAGGTGATTTATTTGATGATGATGCATATTTTACTGCACCTGATTTAAATACAGCCACAGAGTTTGAGGATGCTATGGCAATAGGTAACTCAAGTAGAGGTGGTGCATTGGCTTGGACTAATAACTTATTACTAAATAGTGGTTATACATTTGGTATTATTGGTTCTATTGCTGTAGAAGAACTTGCATTAGCTGGTGCAACAGTGCTAACTGGTGGTGGTGCGGCACCAGCTGCAGCAGCAAGAACTGGTTATAATGTTTTAAGACTTGGTAAGCTTGGTTTACAAGTACCTAAATTCTTTTCTAAGAGTAGAGAGTTCCTAAATACACTAAGAAATGTAGATGCAGCTAAAGATTTCTGGTCTGCTGCAAGCACAGGTGGTAAAGTATTAGGACAAATGTTTACTCCAAACACAATTTATGCAATTAAAAATTTAAAGACAGCAAAGAATGCATCTCAAAATGCTGTCAACTTAGCTAAAATGAGAGCCGGTTTTGGTGGTTTTTATAGAGATCTAAGAGCTGTAAATCTTGCTATAGCTGAAAGTAAGCTAGAAGGTGGTATGGTTTACAATGAAATTGTAAGAGAAGGGGTTGATATAATGCAAAACAAATCAGGTGGTACAGTTACTCCTGATGAAATGGCTACTATACAAAGTAAAGCTGCTAAAGGTGCATACTATACATCATTAGCTAATGCACCCATTATTTATGCTAGTAATTGGTTTGTACTAGGAAATGCATTAGGAGGTTTTAATAGATCACTAGGTAGAGTATTTAATGATAGCTTTAGAAAAGGCTTTGCTGGTAGAATTATAAAAACAAAAGCAACAAGAGATGCTGCAGGTAAATTAAATAAAAATGTATTTAGTGATGCAGGAGCAGGATTTAAAGGCTGGTTAAAGAAAGTTAGAGCAGGTGGTATAAAAGGTAATGCTGGTATGGCTGCTGCTGCAACTTTAAGGTATTTTGCTGCTAATGTTGCTGAGGGTATACAAGAAGTATCACAAGAAGCTGTGTCATCAGCAACAAGAGGTTACTTTACAACCGTACTTGAAGACCCAATGGCTGGTGGTATTGATTTGCAAAATGATATGATCCTATCTGGTATGGGTGATCAGCTTAGTGGAGAAGGCTTTAGTGTATTTATGTCTGGATTCTTGATGGGTGGTATTGTACAAGGACCACAAAAATTATTTTTTCAGGGGGTTCCAGCAATCTATGATTATGGTCTTAACCCTTTCGGTATAAATGTTGGTACGCAAAAACAAAAAGATGCTTTTGCAGAATATAAAAAGAACAAAGAAGAGTTAATTAAGAGTCTTGTAGAAACACATAACAATGCATGGAATAGTCAAGTAGATGATCCAACAGCTATGTTTGATCCTAATAAGTTAAACTTTATGGTTCAAAAGCAAGTAGCAGATGCTATGAAGAGCAATGTATTTGATCAAGATAAGTTTGGTTTTATAGATCAAAAAGACTTTGCTAAGTTTCAGCAGATGTATACTATATTCCAAATGGGTACATCTAATATATTCAGAGGTCAGTTACAAGACTACTTAACTATGACTGATGAAGAATTAGCAGAAGCATTCCCATCATCTAAAACAGATATTAAACAGGGTAAAATTAGAAGTAGGATTCAGGATATGATCAACAACATAGATAAGGTTGAGGATCAATATAATGAAGCTAAGAATAGATTCCAAAACCCTTTTGATAGAACTCAATATAAAAAAGGTACAAGAGAGTATATACAAGAAGCACTTAAAGAATCAGCATATGAACATGCTAGATATCTTTATATGTTCACTCAAGATGGATTTACACGTGCATTAGAAAGATCTAATTCTATATTTCAGAATCTTGCAAATGATCCACTATTTGAGAACATGGCGGCTAGTGATATGACAGTGTTGTTAGATCTAGATGCTATAGATAATGAGTTAAGGTTACTTGCTACTGAGATTATAATCAATGAAGGTGATAATGCTACAACTAGAAAGGATAAAAAGAAAAAAGAAGAAAAGTTAAAAAGACTTACAGCTATCAAAGCTATTCTTACAGATCCTAAGAACTTAACAAAGAGTGGTGCTTTTGATAGAAGAAAGATAAGCACTCTTAGAAAAGAGTTTTATAACTATGTAAGATATATGGCATCTTCTGCTGGATCTTTTGTAGATAATACAAAGATAGATGAGGCACTAAAAGAAGTGGTAGATTATCATGCATTAAAAGATAGAGCTAAGGTTTATGATAAAGCTATTGAGTATTTACAAAACCCAGAAAGATTTAATGAGATTGTTGATAGACAATTAGAAATCAACAAAGAAATATATAAAAATCTTCAAAAAAGACACAAACAAAATATTGAAAAGTATATAGAAATTGTTGAGGCAAATCAATTAGTAAATGAATTGGCTGAGCTTGGTGTCTATGGAGATCCTACAGAAGTCAAGAATTTCTTGATGAGTGGTAATGCAAACTATCTAAAGAGTTTTTATACAGAGCAAGGTTTAGTTGATAAGAGAGTTGATAAAGCAAAGTATGAGCAAATTCAAAGAAAACTTGATACATATAGAAAGGCTACTGAAGTTGATACAACAGAAGCAACAGAAACTAGTGAGAAACAAGCTCAGGTTGATGCACAAGAAACAAAAAATACCCAAGACCAAATCTTAGAAGAAAATGAAGTTGATGTAATATTACCTGAAAGTAATAATACTCCTATGCTTAATGAGTTATTAGAGAGAAGATATAAAAGGTATGCATCTACACAGGCTGTAATTGGAGAAAAGGTATTACCATTTGAAGAGTGGAGAAATACAGAAGAAGGCCTTACATTACAAAATACATTTAATGCTATAAAGAAAGTATGGGCACAAGGATACTATACTACTGATGCAAAAGGTAATGCAGTATTTATAGAAGTATCAGAAGCAGATTTAAAATCAGAAAAAGGGTTTAAGGAATATTTAAATTCAAGAGAGGCTAGAGAAAGTGATTTAATAGCTAGTGTTTTAAAATCTGCTGGTTTAGAAATTTCTGACATTGTAGAGCAAGAAGAGATATTACCAGAAGAAGGTGATATAGTAAAAGGTGATAAGAATAAAACTATCTATAAGAAAGGTATAATTGCTAATGTTGTTAAGATTACTACAATAGATCCTGTATCAGGAGATGCAGTAGCTTTATTCAAATTAGTAGATAGCCAAGGTAATAATTTACCATCAGCATTGTTAGACCTAGTTAGTTCCCAATATGGTACATTTGATAATGCTAGTTCTGCAGTAGCAGCACTTAAGAAGATAGAAAAGACAGCACCGGACTCAGCAGACTTTTTGTTTGATGATGTTGTACTAAATCAAGGTATGCTTGTATATGACAAGAATGGTAAAGAATTTGTTGTGTTAAGCACACCAAAGCAAATACAAGGTGGTTACTTACGTTTAGTTGCATCAGAAGACAACATTGCTAACGTAAAAGAAAGAGAGAAAAAAGTAATCAAGTTACAAGAAGGTCAGTTTGCAAATAACTATTCTGTACAGGAACTTAAGTTTGAGGTACTACCTAAGAATGTATCTAGACTAAACATCAGTGAGCCTATTACACCATATCCTCATATGAACTTTACTACTGGAGAAAGTAGAGAAGGTGCATTATCTAGATACAACGCTATAATCTCTGAACTAACTCCTGCTGAGATAGCAGCATTAGAGCTTGTTGTTACATTAGATCCACAAGGTGGTACAGAAAGTGGCTTCTACACTATACCCGGTAACCCCTCTAATCCTTATATAAAGATTAAAAGAAGTAAGTATGTTATTGGTCTTAGGATAAATAACCCAGATACTCAAGCAAGAGTTAATTTAGTTCTTGAAAGAAATGGTATACCACAAGTAGATAGTAATCAAAATATATTTGCATACCTACCAAATCAAAATGTTGAGATGGTAGATCCACAAGGTAATATTATAGATCCTAGAAACATGTCTAGAGATCAAGCTAATAATACAATATTTGTAAGCAACACACTTAGTCAACAGATGAGTAAGCCAGATATATTAAAACTTGCTCAAAACAATTTTGCACTAAATGCACTATTAGTATCTACACTTGACTCCCTAGGTATTACATCAGAAACTACAGCTGTTTTATCTGCTAATGATTTACCGTTTAGTATGTCTATTATTATAGAGGGCGGTGTAATGGATTATGATAATAGTTCTACAAGATCTCTAAGAGATTTAAATTATCAGTCTGCAGATAACCAAGGTAACTTCTTAGTTTATGATTTAAAATTAGGCAAGGATGGTAAGAGAACAGAACAATCAATAACTAATCTAGAAGGCTCTGAGGCACGTGCTTTAAGAGATCAGGTAGAAGCTGGATTGAAAGCTCAAGGTTTATGGAATCAAATGATAGAAGGTACAGACAGATATGTAGCTGCTGTATTATTACCAAATGGTACATATGGTTTAGTAAACTTAAAGGCAGAGCAGTTTAGTGCAGAAGACTTGACTGGTTTAGCTACAGACTTGGTAGAAAGAGCACAGCTTACACAAAAAGAAAATCTTGATGATAAAGGCAAAGAGAAAGATCTAGCTTATAATAGTGAATATAATGCACAGTTAGGAGAAAATTTATTTATTAGTACTATCCCTGGATATACAGTACAATTACAAGTTAATCCTTTTGGTAAAATACAGATGCAGCTCTTTAATAAGACAAGCCAGCAGCAAGTTGGTAAGACTGTAGAGCTATCTAAGGATAAGATTAATGACACATCTTTAAGTGTATCTGATAAGATGCAAACATTAATTGATTCATTTAATGAAGAAGCTGACATCAAAGCATCAGGTGTAAGTATCAGTGGTAAGAACTTCAGAAACTCATTTCCTGATGGGACTACGGTAGAAGAAATTATTAGTAAAACAACCACTAATGTTACACCGCAGGTTATCAAGCAACAGAAATTAAGACTTACTGCTGACTCAGCAGCAATACAAGCATCAAGAGATGTTGATGCAAATACAGACAGAAAAGTAGAGCCTATTGCAAGACCAGAGCCAACAGTAACTATTGCTGAAGAAGCTGAAGAAAGTATATTAGATCTTAGTGAAGAAGAGTTTAATGATTATGCAGCTGATGACTTTGTTAATATGCCATCAGAGTTTATGGAGCATATTGTAAATAAAAAGCTAAGAGGTGAAGAACTTAATGATAGAGAAAAACAAGTAGAAAGAATAAAGCTTAGTGAAATTACACTGGCTGTTGCTAAACGTGGTGGTGAAGGTTCAGTTACTATTGAGACTGAGACAGAAACAGTTGAGAAAAAAGATTCTCTATCACAAGTTATTAGACAACTTGATGAGTTAAAAGCTCAATTACTTGAAGGAGTTGATGGTAGAAGTAGAAACAAAGTACTAAGAGAAAATAAAGAGTACCAAGATCTTTTAAAGATACGGAAGGCACTTGAGAAAGAAGCAAACAAAGTATTGCCAGCTGAACTATCTAATGAAGATATAGAAGACATAAATGCATTTACAGTATGGGCAAGTGATAACTTACCAGACTATATAGATATACAAGACATTGCTACTTTAGGTGATAATCTTAAGGCAGGTGGTGTACGTGTAGGTGCATTTGTTCTTGGTTTAAATAATATTGCGGGTAATGTAAAAGTATCAGGTACAATATATACAGGTGCAAGAAGTCCATTTAAATATCATGAGGCTTTCCACGGTGTATTTAGAATGTTATTATCTGATCAAGATATAGCAAAGTACCGTAGCATTGCTAGAAAAGAAGTACGTGCAAAACTCAGAGCAGAAGGCAAAAGCTTTGAGAAAGAACTAGAAAGATTTAGAAACTCTGCTGATACATATACTAATATGAGCAGAAAGGAACTTGAGAATGAGTACTATGAAGAGTATATGGCAGATGAGTTTGAGAAGTTTAAGACAAATCCAAAGAGCACTAAGACAGATGCTAGTGTCAAGTCTTTATTTACTAGGATTTTGGATTGGATTAGATCTGTATTTAGTTCATATAACAAGAACGAGTTACAAACATTATTTGAAAAAATTGACTCAGGTAAATTTAAAGGTGCGTCAATAGCATCAAATGAGTTTACTGCACCATTAGTAGAAGGTATAAGTGTAGAAGCAAATGCATTGATACCTTATGCATCAGAAAGATCAGGTGATAAAGTTGGTTATATTTATTTAGATAGTGATATAGCAGACCCAATGATCCGTAGCATAGCAGCAATGTTTTTAAACAGAACAGCAGCTATAGAAGGAGCATATAATCCACAAGCTGTTCTAAATGAGCTTATGGATGATTTTGCTTGGTTATATAGTCCTGACAACCCAACTAACCAAAACAAAGATGAGTTACAAAAGAAAAGACTATCTGAAATAGAATTAGCTTTTGATGATTACTCAGAAGAAATATTAGAAGAAACTGTTAAGCTTTTAAATATTATTAGTGATCAAGATGTAGATCAAGAATTTACAGTTGATGAATTCCAAGATGATACAGGTCTAAGAACTACATCTCAGTATGACAAGGATGCATCACTAATTGGAGGATTTAGATCATTATCTTCTAAATTAAGAGCTTATATTGCAACAACAACTGTTGCGTCAACAGACTACTTTGGTAATGAAGAGCTGGTTGATGGTGAAAAATTAATTGTAGCTGTCAACTTTGTAGATGCATATAATGGATTATTAAAATCTGTAAAAAGTATAGAAGATCCATTAAAGATCTTACAGAGCATGTACTTCTTTGGTCAAGACAATCCGCAAGCTGGAGCTGTTGTAAATAGAATTTTACAAGATGTAGGAATATCAGAAGAAGAATTACTATCTGGTGCTTCATTACCAGTAGAGTTGAAAAATGCACCATTATTACAGTCTATTCTAAAAGGTTTTGAAAACTTTAGAGTTGACTATATATTTAATGAAAGAGATTTACAAGGTAATATAAGAATCTACAGTGCATCTGAAAGAGATGATATTAACTCACAACTTGATAGATGGAGCCAAGCTTTTATTAGTAAAAGAAAACAACTAGTATCTAACCCAAAAAGAAAGAGATCAACAAAGAACTTATTAGAAGATATATCATCTGATCTACAAGTATCTGAAAAAGCAATTACTAACATTAGAATGGAAAATGACTCTAAAAAATACTCAGAGTTATTATTTGATTTAGTTGGTATAAAGCTTAGTCCTATGTATTTGCAGTTTAGTATGGTGGCTAATAGACCATCCAATAAACTTACTGTAAAACAAAAAGCATTAGTTAATTTATATGCACAAGAAACACCTTTATCTGTAGATGATGTAAATCAGTTAAACTTATTACTGCAACAAGATCAGAATATTTTTGCAACAGATGACTCAGGAATGAGCTCAAGACTAAAAGTAATGAGTATAAATAATGCTCCTTTTGATGAAACAATTGGTGCATCAGTATTTAAAAATCCAAATGGTGATTTGGTATATGCACATCAGCTGCCTACATACCATCTTAAAAAAGTAGCATCATTAAATAACCAGGTTGAGTTAGAAAAAATTAAAGACTCTGATCCATATATGGACAATAATTACCTGCTTAATAATAGTGCTTTTAATAAAATGTCTGAAGAGAATAGACTAAAAGTAACTAGAGTTGCTGGTAGTAAAGTAGGACAGTCATTACAGAGTGAGTCTGATATTAATGATAATATATCTGGTGTTACATCAACATCTACATATGGTGATTTTACTCCACAAGAGTTTGCACTTAGTATTATAAATAATTACACTGCTTTATTCAATACAAAAAGTAATAGAGTACAAACTGTAGAAAGCTTAGATGAAGAGGGTAAAGCTATTGTCACGGCACTAGCTCCTGTATTAATTAGAGTTATGGAAGCATCTAATACAGGAGATATGATTAATCTACCTGTAATTAAAGCTGTTGAGCTTGTAAATGGTAAGGCAGTATTAACAGAAGAAGCTGTAGATGTTTATGTAAATCAAATTAGAACTGAATTCTCAAGAATAAATAGAGAATCAAATGAAGCAACACTTACTGGTGAAGAGATACTTGGTTATAATAGTATTGATGGTAGAGCTTACAAACTACATAATACTAGACTTTTATTAAGTAATGAAACTAAAACAAAATTAGAAGGTATTGCAGTATCACAAGGTAAAGATGGTAATCCTATAACTCTTGATGAGTCACTAAAGTTTGCAGGTATTACTATGACACAACTAAGAAAAGAAGTTGTAGATAATTTAGAAATACAATTTAATGAGTTCCAAGAACTAATTACAGAACTTAAGATAAAAGATCAAATATCTAAAAACATAACAGATGGTTTAGTTGTTGCACAAGGTGTATCTAGAAAGAATACTATAGCATCTGCAAAGGCACTGAACCTAAATTTTGATGAGACACATAACCTAAAGCAGATATTCTTTAATGATTGGATTAATAGTAATGCAATAAATGAAATACTGCTTGGTGATCAGGCTGTATCTCTAAAAGATTCTGTTGATCAAGTTAAAAGAGCTAAGATGCAAAATGCATCATACTATAGTGCGTATAGTGCTATTACTGCTCCTGAACTAGGTGTAACTCATCCAGTAGAAGATATTAGTTTAGTTACATTAGAAGAGCCTAAGTCTGGTAATATAGATGTTGCAGATGCACAAATGTATATTACTACTAAAGCATTTAGATATATGTTCTTTGGTTTTGGTAAGTTAAGTCCAGCACAAGCAAAGCTGATAACAGATGTAGAAAATGGTATACCAATTAGCTCTGATAGAATATTTGGTACCGCTGAATCACCTGAAGGTTTAGCCAAAATGCAGGCTATGCTTAACTCTAAAAAGCTTGTTTATGGTGATGGCAGTACATTCTTAAAGATGTCTGCTTTTGTGCTTACACCTGACTATACTTCAAACTGGGATGGTTCTAAATGGGTTGCTAAACCTAATAGAGTAGCACTTCATAATCTAAGAGTAAAGCTTGAGGCAATTGAGGATACAAAAGACACTATAAGTATTGCAGCTCCATTGAGTGCAATTAAAATGAAAAAGCAACGTATCAACTCTCTTGATGACCTTAAAACAGATAGTCCATTTAGTAATGGTCATACTACACTAGATGCAAGATTTATGGGATTACAAGTTCTGAATCCATCTAATAAGTTAGAAATAGTAGATCCTACACAGATAAAAGAAATTGCAACATCAGAGCAAAAAGATGATGTGTTTGTTGATGGACTTAACATGACTGTTGGAGAAATCAGACAAGCATATAATGATGCTGTCTCAAGAAGAGTTGTACTAAAATATAAAAACAAAAGAAATTTAATCTTCAGTTTGAATACCGCTCTTGATGAGTTTAGAGTATCTAAACAAGAAGGGGCTATTACTCCAAATCTTTCTGCATTCTTAAACTATGCAGTTGCTGGATTAAAAGCATCACAAGCTAGTAGTAATTTATTAGAGTTCTTTTCTACTACGGATGGTGTTCAAAATTACAATCTTAATAACCCTATTACTATTAAGAAGTTTGAGCAGTTGTTTTTTAGTTACTTTAGTAGAGGTGTATTATCTGAAAGAACGCCAGGTGTTTCATTAACTCTTGTTTCTGACTTTGGTAATAGTGTATATAGAAGAGTATTTGAAATAGATGAAAAGGGAGTACCAGTAAGATCAGAAGTCATAAGACAAGATGTTTGGGAAAGAATGGCTAATAAGCCTGAGCTTTCCAACATAGAAGATCTTACAAATAACAATATACCTAAAGAAGGTGTGATTGTATTAGATAGATTAAGATCTGGCCTTATAGAGTATGATGCACAAGGAAAACCTACAGGGCAAAGATATACTGAGATGATGATGCCAGCTCACCAAAAAGAGGTTATGGACTTAATACAAGATACTGATGCACCTATTCCTGATGTAGTAGCTAAAATGTTTGGTGTGAGAATACCATCACAAGATAATCATTCTACAGTAAATATGAAGATGGTTGACTTTTTACCAGTATATTTTGGATCATCAGCAATGTTTGCAGAAGAGCTAATAGAAATATCAGGTGCTGACTTTGATATTGATAAAGTATTTGCACAGATAAAAGAGTTCTATGTAAAAGATGATCAGTTTATTGAGTATGGTAAAGGTAAAAATGTAAGTGAAAAATATAGTGAGTATGTACAATATGTAAATAACAAAGTAGAACAAAAAGGAACTCAGTACTCAGAAGCATTAGGTATCTATAATAATAGAGAAGGAGCTGCAAGAATTCAAAACTCAGTTGATGATGTTGAGCAAGATATTGCAACTGATGCAGGTTTATCAGAAAATGCATTAAATGCATTAAAGATTCTTGGCCTACCTATTACACAAAAACAGTATGGGGAGTATGTAGCTAAACATGGAGAGCCATATGAGGCACCTATGAATAATGATGTACTTGACTATAGATATGCACTTATGGGCAACCGTGGTGTTACAGAAGGAAGTAATCCTATATCATATCAACCAGCAACAACAGATGTGCTTACAGATACCCTTGACTTCTTAGCAAGTCAGTCTGAAGTTTTTGCTGAAAGAGTTCAAGAAGATAACGTTGATGTAGATAATTTATCAGGTAAGATAAAAGCATTTAGAGCTAACAAGGGTGCTTCTATTGGTGCTATTGTATTACCTAACTTATATTTAAGTTTATTAACTGAGTACAACATTAAACTGAATGAAAGTATTAGCATTAATGGTAAATCATATAATGACTTTGGTAGAACGCTAGATGATAATGGTCAAAGAAAACAAGATACATTATCAGCACTAATTACTATGGCAACAGATAATGCAAAAGATAGGCTTGTTGCTAAGCTAGGATTAAATAGACATGCAATGGGTGTTGTTGCTAACTTGACAGCATTAGGTGTACCTATACAAACTTCTATATTATTAATTAATCATCCAGTCATACAAGATTTATACTCAGAAGCTCTTAATAAAAAAGATAAGCTTGATCCTGGTATGGATACTTTAGTAAGAAACAAACTTGCAGAGATTAAGAAAGAAGTTAAGGCAGAGCCTGTCAATGATAGATTCTTGTTAGATGTTATAGATAATCCACAGGATGAAAGTGCAGGAGAACTTAAAGGTGTTCTTTCATTATTTAGCCAAGTATTGACAATTAAAAATTATACTGATAAGATGGGAGCTGTTACAAGTTTATCTAAAGGTTTAGGTAAAAATATGGTTGCTATAAGAGAAAAATCTACTAATATAAAATCACTATTTGCTCAAGATGTACCTATGGATTTATCTCCTATATATAAAGGTAAGACTTGGCAAAATCAATACTTAAAAATATTCTATCAGATTACAGATGATTTATTACCTGCAACATTCTTAACTGCAAGTGCAACTTTTAATGATATATTATCAAGCGTTTTAGATAATATGGATACTAGACGTATTAGTTTTAATGAAGAGGTAATAGAAAGTATTTCTACAGATCTATTGTCTTACTTAACAATAAAAGCATACCAACAAAATCAATTAGAAAATGATCAACAGAGAGTTGCTACACTAAGTAATGATATATTATATCCAACAGACTATGAATCTATAAATGATATAATAAATAGATTAAAGGGTACAGAAGAAGGTGCAAACAACTTCTTCCTAGACAACTTTATAATTAGCCTGCGTGCTAATGAAGTTGATAACCAAACAGGTCTTAATCTTGCAAATGCAAATACCTTTAGAAATCTATCAGCTGCACAAAAAGTTGACTTACAAAGTGACTTTGCAAAACTATTTGGCTCAGTAAAAACTAAGAATGATGCAATGTCAATTGTAAACTATATAATGGTTAAAGATGGATTGCAAGTTAAATATGCATCACTTTTAGAAGCTATCAGTCCTTTTGTTATAGGTAATTACCTTGATCAAATTAACAGTGTAGAAAAGGCTCTAAGAGGTGAAGCAAGTTTTGAGTCTGTATTTGGTATGAGCCAAGAAGAATTACAACAAGAGTTTGAGAATGGATATCTTTTGTCTAATGTTTCTGGTGCAAAGTTATACACGTTTGTACGTAATGAAGTTACTGGTAGTTTACCTCAAGGTGTATCAATAAAAGATGATGTTGTAACTGTAGCTTGGGAAAGAATGGGAATAGAAAACTCACCAAAATATTTAAGAGTGGGTGTTACAAATATTTTATCAGGTGTTACAAATTATAAAACCTATGGTAGAATACAGGAATCAAATAACTATGAGGTTGTAGAGACTATGGGATCAAATCAACAAACTGCTATTGGGTTTATGTTTGGTGAGAGACCTACTTATAAGAGTGTAAGAGACTATGTAAAAAAGAAGAACCAAGATACTTCTGTAAAAGATATAACAGACAGCATTGCTATTGATGAAACCAAAGGTATTCAAGAGCAGGTTCTTAAAAATGATAACAGTAATATTGAAGCAACGGAAAGTTCAGTAGAAGTACAATTAGATCCTGAAGCAGAAGCTGTAAACTTAGCTAATACAGCAGCATTACTTGAACAACTTGGCATGGATACTGAAGCACAAGATAGAGGTGAGGCAGAGGCCAATGTTATTGATGATGTTGATCAGTCATTACCAGAAGTCAGTCAAGTTGAAGAACAACTTATGCTTGATTTTGAAACTGAAATAGATGAGCAATATCCAGAGATAGCAGATTTTTGGGATGCAAACATCCAAGGAAATAAAGATGCAATGAGATTGCTAAGAGCTCAAAAAATATTATCTTTAGAAGACTTTATAGGAAAATATGAAGAAGGCGTTTATGATGATACAGAACAATATTTAGACTTTATTAAGTCTTGTATATTAAAATAATAAGTTATGGCTACGTGTTTAAATGTAAATTTACCGGAATACAAAGCACTAAAAGATGTGTATAAAACAGATGTTGATACTGCTAATGTTGTAAATAACTGGCAGAAACTCAACAATGTAGATACATTTCCTACAGTTTTAGAAGCACAAGACTTTGTTAGTAATCAAAAACTTGCCTTTTCATTAAGACAAAGACAGTTTGGTGATGCATTGCTAAACAACTTGCGTAGAGAAAGAATTGGACATAGTTATCAGGGTAGCTTTTATGTTAATAACTCAAACCCAACTACAAGAGAATATGATGAGATGTATTTAGCATCTAATCTAAAAAGACTCAAGAGATATTTGCATATAAATAATATACCAGAAAATAGAGTTACACTAGAAAGAACAGCAAAAACATATAGAGTTACTGTAAATGAAGATATGTTTTCAGCTAAAGATATGATAGAGTCTTCTAGATCATGGGATACCCCAAGAGCTAGAGCTGTTGTAATGCATCTTAAAAGAATGTTCCCACAGATAAATGTACAAATGTTATCTGTAAGTCAAGCAAGACAAATGTACGAAGGCTTTCCTGAGTGGAAGAAAAACAATGTGCCATTTGATCAGATGAGGTCTTTTTATGTAGATGGTGTAGCATACTTAATAAAAGGAAGAGTAACTGATGAAGTAGCAATAGAAGAAATGTTACACCCTTTTGTAGATGCAATTAAAATAGATAATGAAGGATTATTTAATAGTTTACTAGCAGAAGCAAGAAGCAACTTTCCAGAGATGGTTCAAGAAATTGAAGATTCTTATAATGAGGAGAGAAGTTTTAATGATGTAGAAAGAGATTTAGAAATTGTAACACAGGCTTTATCTAGACACTTTAATAAAGAGTATGAGAACCAACCAACCAAAAGATTCTTAGATAGAGTTAAGGAGGTACTTGAGTGGTTTAGGAATATAATAAACAACTTAAATGAATACCTTACTGGTAGAGCTATACCTGTATCAGAGATAAATGCTAATACAAGTATGAGTGATATTGCCAAACTTCTTAATACAGAAGGAATACAATTTAAACTTGAGAGTAGAGTAAATGGTAAAGTAAGATATAGCTTAAGCCCTGAAAAGAAAAGAGTTGTTGATGCAGCTCTTGCTGAGGCAAACGGATTACAGGCAGAGATTATAGACAGACTATTTTTCCAAGCAAGAGCAAGTGAGCAAGAGATTGATTCTTTGTCAGCTAACTTAAATGATACGTCATCAGGTACAATTGTTACTCTTAATGAAGAGAATCATACATATGTAGATATTACTAATGGTGAAATATATACATCAGTAACAACTGCTATCAAAGGTGAGCTTAAGAATCAAGAAGATGTTCAGCTTAATTTAGATATAGGTAATGATGTAGATGCATTGCTAGATGCTATAGTAACACATAGAAAACTAGAAGATGTTATTCCTGAGATGAAAATCCTTAGTGAAGAAACAGCTAAAGAAACTTATAACAATCTTTCTACAACTCTTGCTAATATAATGCCAGAGGGATCTGTTGCTTTGTCACAGGTTGTAGTATTTGATGAAGCTACAAAACTTGCAGGTACAGCAGACTTAGTAATTATAGATAAGAATGGTAAGATAAAAATAGTAGATCTTAAGACTACAAAGAATTCATTAAAAACATTGTCTTATACAGATACTATATCTGGCAGAAGACAAAAGAAGTTATATGATAAAGAGTGGGACCTTTCAGAGGATAGCTTACTAAAACAAGCTGGTGTTGATACATTATCTACAAGAGGTCAACACAACTTACAAGTCAACTTATACAGGAGAATGTTTGAGAACATGGGTTATACTGTATATGATGGAGACTATGCTGCATCTACAATACACTTTGTAGCCGGCATTACTGGTAAGGGTAAAAATCAAAAGTTTGATGGTAACATAAAAGCAGATCAATGGGTAGATCATCCAGCTTCTCAGAATGCTCTTTATGTTGACAAGCTTGTACCAAGAATTACAGATAATGTTGAGTCAGAGAAATTAGAGAGTGCTATTGAAAATGCAGAAGATGCAATTTACAAAGGAGAAAAAGAATTCCAAGAAGATGAGTTTGTTGCAGACTCTATTGATCCAAATGAATATCCTGAATACAATACAATCTTAGGTGCTCTAGAAAACTATAGAATTGGTTTATTAGATAGGAAGAAAGCTCTTGAGCAAATTAAGAGTAGTATTTTTATGGATAGAACAAAGGAACAAACTCAAGAAAATATTGCAAGTACGTTAGCATACATAGGTATTGCAATAAGTGAGGGTCCTATTTCTAGATCTCAAGCTTACTCATCATTATTAAGAGATGCTTTAAAACAAGTTAGATCTTTTTCTGACTATATACAAGATCCTAAAAACTTTGGTAAGTCAGAGTATATTACCTATGCTCTTAACTTTGATAGATTTATTAAAACCTTTGAGGGACTTTATGCTATTGCAGACTCAAAAGAATTAAATGCTACACAAAGATCCTTAGTGCTTTCTTTACAACTAGAACTAAATAAACTAAGTGGAGGTAGTACAAATCAGCCTGGATTAATAGATACAGCAATTGATAACTATGTAAAAGAGATTATAAAAACTAGATCTGGTAGAGACTTTGGAGGAGAAGGAAGTGTATTTACTATGGAAGATCTAGATGAGCTTATGAAGATTGCTCCTGATATTAATGGTACAGAATATATGACAAGAGACATGGCAACATCTCCTGATGTCATACTTGCACTAATGGATAAGATTTATAAGGCAAAGAAACAAGAATTACTTGACAGGATTGGTGACAGAGAAGCACTAATTAGAGCAGCTGGAGCAAAGCTTTTAAAACTATCATCAGAGAGTGATGTTGAAAAGCTTTATGATTTTATGCTTGAGAGAGATTCAGAAGGAAACTTTACTGGGTTCTATACACAAAAAATAGGACAGCAGTATTATAATCTACAACAGGAACTAAGAAATGAGTTATATGATAATGATGGACATCCTTATGAGTATAGAGATATAAAGAATCTTGATGAGGCAAGTGAAGAAGATATAAAATACAATAAAGCATTAGCTGAAAAGAAAAGCAGACTATCAGAATTTTTTAGAGCAGAGACTAAAGATGAGAATGGTGATCTTGCTGACGGAGAATATCATAGATATACAGATGAATTCAAGGCTGAAAGAGATAAGTTTGAGTTCTGGGTTCCTGGTAGTGAGGCTAGTCCACATGGTACTTGGTATAGAAAGCCTAGAATATCAGATAGAGACTATGCAATTTATGAAGCAAAGTACTATGACTTTATTGGATACACAAAAGCAGTTAGAGTAAATGGTCAACCTACTGGTGCTATAGTAAAAGATCAAACATTTAGATCTCCAAAGCCTGAATATAGAGAAGCAAGAGAAATAACTAGTAAAGGCCAAGATATGCGTAATGCAAAGTATGTAGAGATTATGACTCCTACAGATGCATTAGGTCAAGCTAAAAAAGAATTCTATGAGTTATTTATAGACTTATATGAGAATGATTTACTTAATAAACTACCAGTGGGTGTAAGAACACAGATGCTTGGACGTGTACCTTTAGTTAAAAATAATGTTATTGATGATCTTAAAGGCAAACCAAATCTAGTTACTAAACTATATGCTAAGACTATTGGTAGTAATGCATGGAATATGTTTAAGCAAACATCTCAACAAAAGGGTGTTGTAACTGATGAGAATGGTAATATGATTAGTACTCTTCCTATCTTCTATACAGGTAGACCAAAGGTTGACGGTGAAATGGAAGTTGTAGAAAAAGAGATTAGTAATCTACAAGCAGAGTTTAAAAAGGGCAGAATAGTTAAAGAAAAGTATGATAAAGAACTAGCAATACTTAATGGTAAGATGTCTAGACTTAGAGCTACACCATCCCTAGGTCAAATTAGTACTGATATGACTACAAGTCTTTTGAAGTTTAGTGCTATGGCACAGAACTATGAGACTATGGGTACCATTGAAGATACTCTTAATGCTATGATTAAAGTATTAGAGAATAGAGAGTATACTCCCGCTGATACTTCTATAGAGACAGGTAAATGGTTAGATGGTCAATTCAAAAAAATTGGTAAGAAAAAAGGAGAGGGTGTTGAAGCAAATGTTGTAAGAAGAGCTAAGAAGTTTATGTCTATGGTTTATTATGACAATGAACTTGTATCTAAAGGCTTCTTTGATAAACTTGCTGATGGCTTAATTCAGTTGTCTTCTTTGTCATATGTTGCATTTAACCCATTTGGTAACTTTAATAACTATGTTATTGGTAGAATAAACAATAATATAGAACTCCTTGGTGGTAGATTCTTTGGTAAGGCTGCATTCATGAGAGCAAGTTTAGAGTTTAATAAGAGAGCAATACCAGATCTAGTAAAGAGAACAAGTTATAATACTACAGATCTTGCTGACATAGCAACATTAGGTGTTATACCAGGTCTAAATAAATCAGATTATGATCCAAAGAAACCAAACAGTAAGTATGAGGCATTTGTAGATCTATTTAGAATGATGGATAAGATGTCTGATATACGAGAGCAGTCTGCTTCAACTACAGGAGAAAAGAGTTGGTTTGCACGTGCTGCTGAATGGGGGTATGTTCTTCAGGATTCAGCAGAATACAATGTACAAACTAAGGTGGGTATGGCCCTTCTTATGGATACTACAATAAAAAATAGCACAACTGGTGAGACCTTATCTTTATATGATGCATTTGATTATGATGCTAAAACACATAAGAATGTTCTTAAAGAAGGATATGATACTATTGTTAAGAAGAACGGTACTGAAGTAGAGTATACAGATCAGTTTAGATATGAATTAAGAAATCAAATCAGAGAGGTTAACAAACAAATACATGGTAACTATGCAAGAGAAGATAGAATGGTTATGCAAAGCACAACTATTGGTAATCTTGCGGCTCAGTTCCATAAGTGGGTTGCTCCAGCTATTAGAGCAAGATACCAAAGAGAATACTTTGATGAGAACTTAGGATGGATGGAAGGTAGATATATATCATTCCTTAAGTTTTTATCTTATATGAAGAATGAAATATCTAAAGGTAACCTACAGATGAGTAGTTATGGTAAAGGTTTCTTAAAAGAGTATGGCTTTACGGGTGAAGGAGGAAACAGAGATCAGAGAGCAAAGAATAAATTGTTTGGTTTCTACAGAACTATGGGTGAGATTGGTATTATGTCATCCGTATTCTTACTGAGTCAGATATTAAACTCAATATTAGCAGGAGAAGATGATGATGATGAGGTAACTAAGAGATTTAAAAATATGGCCAAGTATCAAGCGGATAGAACATATAAAGAACTTATTATGTTTACACCACTACCTCCGGGGTTACAGCAACAATTCCAAATGTTAAAATCACCTATAGCTTCTACTAGAACATTAGGTGAAATAGGTGAGGCATTATCATTAACTGTAATGACGCCTCTTGCATACATGGTACAAAGTGAAAAAGATTTCTATGCTAACTCTGAGTATGTATACCAGAACAAGCCTAGAAAGGGAGAGCTCAAGGTTTACAAGAACTGGAAAGATGCTGTTCCTATTTTATATACTATTCAGAAGTGGGATGCTTACTTAAACATGGAAGATTTCTTTATTAAGTAAGTTTAAACAGGACAAATTTTCATTAAAAAGATTTGTACACACCAACAAGAATGGTTATATTATTATATAGACCAACAAGAATTTAAATTAATTATTAAACTTTAAATATGAAAAACTATTTAAGTCTGTTGGTACTTATACTTTTATTGTGCATACCAAACTTATCTTATGGACAGGAAGATAAGGGTAAATTTTTCAAAGCACTATATAAAGATTTCTTACAGTATGGAACTATCTATGGTGCAGGAGATGCACGTAGTTCATATGAATCAAGCAGACAAGACTTTTTTGTAGAGAGACCAGCAGATGGTGATCTTTACGGCATCCCAAGAGTAATTAATGTAACGGAATACTATGACTTTGATTATAGAGTTGGATTTGGAATCAGAAAACTAGCTAGGTTTGACTATGAAAGAAAGCCTAGAAACTGGTATGATGGAACAGAACAACAATTAGCATTTACTGCACCTAGCTCAGCACTAGCTGGATTAGAATATCAATTTCATTTTGAAAAAGAAAGATTACGTGGAGAGGACTTTGAAAACCACAGATACTTTATTAAACACACAGGTAAACATCATATAATTAAAGCTGAGTCAAGAGAAGTTGGTAGTATAAACTTAAACTATCAATCAGCAGAAGTAAGACTAAGACTACCAATAGGTAAAAAGTTTAGCATATCTGCGGGTACAATCTTCCGTACTCATGAACGTGCTTATGGATATAACCCAATTGAGATCTGGTTAAATGAAACTGAAACATTTACAACTCCAGATGGAGAGGTGATAGAGTACCCAGCTAACCCTTGGTATTCTTTAGGATATGAATATGGATTCTATGATGTATCTTATCAGTCAACAAGTATTAATCCTAATACAGGAGAAGAGGTACAAAACTTTGATTGGTATTGGTATAATCCACAAGACCAAATAGTAGCATACTCTGATCTACAGTTTAGAAACACTGTGTTTAGAGATTTAATTAATAGATATAATAATGAACAGTGGGATCTCATTGATGCATTTGGTGAGATTGCACCTATTGTGGGATTTGATTTCTATCATTATAAAAGTAATTTCTGGTTACATGCATATGCTAATTATATATTACCATATCATAAATATGTTATGGGTGATGAAGACTTTAGCTATTTAAATAGAAATAATTGGGGTAAAGGCGGTCTGAAACAAGATTCAGAACCAGAACAATGGGATGATTATAATCTAGGTATAAATTTTGGCTGGAGACTCAGCAAAAACTTTGGATTATTTATAGAAGGTGAATATGGTAAATTTTGGGATAGTGAACTATACCAGAGTAGTGTAGGAATAAATTATACATTTAAATAAAATGAAAAAATTATTATTACTTATATCTGTTTTCTTTTTATTAGGTTGTGAAAAAGAAGAAGAGGTTGTATTAGAACAAGTGTTTGAAATAACTTTAGATGGTGAAACATTTGATCCATATGAAAGATATGCTAAAGTAAATTCATTTGGAGGAAGTAAATATGTAGATGGATTTCTTAAGAAGATATTTATTTTGTATCTGCAAATTGATGATGGTGAAATTAGGTTAGATAGACAACACTTTGCATTATACTGTTTGGATTCAGATGCAAATGATGATGGAGAACTATTAGATGTAGGTACTTATACCTGGGAAAATCCAGACAATAAGTATGCTGGTGTTGAAATACCAGGGGATCAGGAGTATGTAGTTTGGAATGAAGTAATAGTACAAGATGCAGGTCAACTAGGAGGGCCACATTCAGGATTAATTTGTTTAACTGCTGAAGGTGAATTTTATAACCCTTATGTACAAAGAACAATGACTGTATCAATAAGATTAGAAAATTTTCCAATTGGACAAGATGTTGAATCAACTCCATATGGATATTTATTAAATTAATAAGTTATGTTAAAAGATAAAGAATTAAGAGGATATATAGGAGCTGCTACAGTATTTATACTTGTAATGGGCTTATTGTTATTTTTAGCTTTTTTTGAAATACCAGATACTAATAATGATATATTTAAAGTTATTGTAGGTATGCTTGTTGGCTCACTATCAGTAGTCATATACACTTTTATAGGTAAGAACCCAGAAGAGGTAGAAGCATTGAAAGCAAAGAATGAAGCATTAGAGGATAAAGTTTCTGGAATGGTTATAGAAAAAGATAAACTAGAAAAACTACTAAGAGATCTTCAAACTGAAGTAATAGATAAGCTTTCTATAACTGGAGAAAAATTTGAATTTAAAAAAACTAAATAATTAGAAATGGCACAGAACGCACCTCAGATTGGAGAACAAACTAAAGTTACTTTAGATCTAAAAACAATAGGTATGATTATAGGTTTTACAATAACCCTAGCTACCATGTGGTTTACTTTAAAAGCAGACATAGCATTAGCAATGGAAAAACCAGAACCACCTATTGATAGAGTGGAATATGATCTTAAAGATGAACTAATTAGGGAAACAATTATGAATACTCAAGAAGACGTTGAGGAAATAAAAGGCACACTAGAGAAGGTAGAGCAACGTCTTTATGAATTGAGTACTAAATAAAAGACATGAAAAAAGTACTACTAATACTATTATTACTAGTAGGTACAACCGCATCAGCCCAAGATTGGGTAACAGATGATGGATTTGATAGTGCAATTTCAGGTAAAAGTGCATTTGGAGAAGACCAAGATATTATAGTTGTAGAGTTTTATGCAGAGTTTAATAAAGACAATGCATTTGCAGATTGGAATAAACTTAAAGGAGTTAAATATTATAGGTGTGATATTGCTAAATCTCCTGGAGCTAAGAAAAAATATAAAGTAAGAATGGCTCCTACTATTATTGTATTCAAAGAAGGATTCAAAGAATTTAGTTACAAAGCTGGCCTGGATCTAGAGTGCCCAGTAACATTAGAAGAGCTACAATCAGATATAGAAGAACTATCTAAAGCTAGCCAGTTTTAATAATCATGGAAAAATATATATACAAAGCTAAGTTAGTCAGAGTTGTTGACGGTGATACGGTTGACGCTATGATTGATTTAGGTTTTGATACCTGGGTTAAAAAAAGAATTAGATTTCACGGATTAGATACATGGGAATGTAGGACGAAGGACTTAGAAGAGAAGAAGAAAGGCTTAGCAGCTAAGGCACGAACTAAAGAACTACTATCAGATGTGTCAGAAAAGAAAATGTTCTTCCGAATTAGATCTTATGGCACAGGCAAATATGGCAGAGTGCTAGCAGAGATCTTTATACTAAATGATCAGGGTATAGAGATAGACGTGTGTAAAACTTTAATAGAGGAAGGACATGCATATGTATACCACGGGGGTAAGAAACAAACGCTTGTCCCTCCTAATAGAGCAAGTCTTTAACCTTCACAACTTGCACAATCCAATATATTTCTAGAGAATGCTTGAGCTGAGCTTTGACTAAATTGATAGTACAAAGTTTTTACACCTTCTTCATAAGCATATATATAAAGAGCATTTATATCTTTTGCTGGTACTGATGGGTGTATCATTAAGTTTAGTGACTGTGACTGATCAATATACTTCTGTCTTTGTGCCGCTTGAAGAACTAACTCTTTTGGTGTTATCTCTACAAATGACTTAAAGACTGCTTTAGTTGGAAAGTCTAGATGCTGTACAGATCCATCTTTCTTTAATATACTATCCCAGGTCTTCTTATTATTTAAACCATACTTTTCTAACTCACATTCTAAAAATGGATTCTTATATATAGTTTTAGACTTAGCAAGATCCTTGATAAAGTAATTAGACTTGATTGGCTCAATACCCATTGACACAGCACCATGTATAAATGAACTAGATTTAGTGGGTGCTATAGCCATTAGTGTAGTGTTTGCAAAACCTTCACGTAAGGATCTGTAACCTCTATGTTCATATAACCATCTAGATGCAGCATCTGATGTTTCTTTTAAGTGTTTAAATATATGATTGTTTAATTGCTTAGCTGCAAGAGATTCAAACTCAATTAGCTTTGATTGAAACAAACTATGATATCCTAACACCCCTAAACCAATTGCTCTATGATCCTTTGCAAAGTTATAAGCTCTTCTAAGGCCTGCTTTTACTTCAGCCTTCTTAATGAATTCATCCATAACAGCATTAAGGAAGAATACATAAGTTTCTATTGCATCAGTCTTTATGATTTCATCCCAGTGTAATAGGTTAATAGAACCAAGACAACAAACAAAAGAGTTATAAGTATCTGTAGGTAACTGAATCTCAGAACATAAATTAGATGCAGTGATCTCCATTCCTATCTCTTTATAAGGAGAGTTATTATTGGAGTTATCCTTAAACATTATATATGGAAATCCAAACTCACTTCTTCTTTGAATAACTTTGGCCCATATCTTACGTTTATCTTTATCTCCAGCTCTCATCTGCTCCATCCAGTTATTACTTACAGTAACACCATACTGTAAGTTTTGTATTGGATTTCCCTCAGTACCAATATCTAAGAACTCCATGATATCTGGATGCTCTAAAGGTAAGTATGCAGCACACGCTCCACGCCTTGCTTCAGATTGTTTACATACATCAACAACTGTATCATATATTCTAGCATAGTGAACAGGTCCATCTGCATGTCCTCCTGTTGATATTACAGATCCTCTAGGTCTTATATTACCTAGGTAGCAACTAGTGCCACCACCATACTTAGACATCATACCTATCTCACGCCCAGCATTTAATATGCTATCTAGATTATCATCTATATTTGATCCATAACAACTAATAGGTAAACCTTTTTGTTTACCAAAGTTTATCCATACTGGTGTAGATAAACTATAGAAACCCTTTGACATGTACTCTTCAAACTTTTGTGCAAAGCCTGGCATATGCAAATATTTTTCTGCAGTATTTGCTATGTCTTTTATTCTTTGTTCTGGTTCCTCTGATATATATCCTCTTGATAAAAATTTACGGCTATCTTCATTTAGCCAATAGTATTTACTATATTCCATTTATTTTGGTTTTAAAATAAGTCATCAACTGTGATGCTTTTACTCTTCTTATTATAGTCTACAGACTTCTTATAAAAGAAATCTCCTTCCTTGGTAGATGTAATCTCAACATCAAACCACTCAGTTACTTTTAATGCTTCACTATTAACCGTAAAGATAGGAGACATTCCAATCTTTACAAGTGAATTATTAAATCTATTCTTAATAAAATTATAAATAGTATACTTTGGTAAAAATGGTAATTCACCACTCTCAAATATCCAATCAAGAATACCACACTCAGCACTGTAAGCTTTTCTGCATGCAGAATATACTAACTCTTCAAAATCTTCATCAAACCACTCCGGGTTCTCTTTTTTAATTATATTAATAAGCTCAGCACCAAAGTTACCATGTATTTCTTCTTCTTTACTAGTAGCCTCAACCACATTAGAGATACCCTTAAGTACATTTTTTTCTTTGTTAAAGCTCATCATAATTAAGAACTGACTAAACAAACTAACATGTTCTATGAAGAGTGAGAACAATAATACAGACTTAGTGTACATTTTATTATCTCTAGATCTTGTACCGTCTAAGTACTTCTTTAAATATTTAATTCTATTTGCAATAGCTGGTACTTCAACTACATTCTCAAATTCTTTTTCTAGTCCAAGAATTCTTAGTAGTCTTGCATATGCATCTTTATGTCTTACTTCTGACTCAGCAAAAGTAAAACCTACATCACCAATTTCTGTGATAGGCATGCGTTTATATAGATCACCCCAGAAAGTTTTTACATTAACTTCAATCTGTGCAATTGCTAACATTGTTTTTTTAATAACATCTTTCTCCCCAGGAGTAATATGAATCTTAAAATCTTGTACGTCTTCTGTAAAATTAAATTCTGTATCTATCCAATAAGAGTGTCTTATTGCATCTTTATATTCTAATAATTGTGGGTATTCATAAGGCAGAATATTTACTCTGGGTTTGAAAATGTTTTTGTTCATAATAATATATTTACGGTTATAGGATAAAATAGCCGCACCCTCTCTGATGAAAGTGCAGCTGTCAAGTAATTATAATGTAAGAAAAATTAAGGAGACATAAAAGTCTAATTAATTAAATTTACATAAGAGATAGTAAAAAATATAAATCCTAATTCAAAGCCTACTACATGATGATATTGTTTATCATCACACAAGACTTCACAATTAATAATTTTAACACCCAATAAACTTTCAGTTGGTAAAATTTCCAAACTAAATTTGTGCTTAAATGTCATAGGATTAGGTTGTTCCATATATTCAATTCTTAAGGTTAAACTTCACATAATTTTTGTATATTATGTATATACCGTATCTGCCTCAGCCACACAAATATAGCATTTATATGCCGTATTCTGTTGCTAAAGTGATACAAAATTTGTATATTATTCATATAGTACTATTAAAATACTTTATTATGTTTAAAAAATTTGTAAATATTATTTGGACCTATAGCCCACAGGACTATTGGGTAGGCTTATGGTCTAAAACTTCTATTGATGAAAAAGCAGTGGAGACACTGAAAGAAATCAAGAAGAGATATAAACTTACTGCAGCTGAGTTAGCAGATGTTGGTAAGGCTATAAAACAAGTTGGTAATCAACTTGGTGATATTGATGATGCTTTAAAAGGTAAAGCAAGAAAAGGCAGAAAGAAAAATGGCTAGATACGTAGTAAAAGCATATGAGAAGCCTCCTAAGAAAAAAAGGCCAGGTGTTCATGCTAAAACTAAGACCAGTAAGGGGAAAGGAAGTAAAAATTATATTAAACCATATAGAGGTCAAGGAAGATGAGAAACATATGCGTACTAATAAAATGGTTAACTTTTGGTAAAGTCTGTTTGGGGCACTGCCGTGAGGGTGTATGCTCTAAGAAAGACTCTAAGCAAAAGTAAACATGGATTGGCATTTAGAAATAGCATTCCATTGGCCGCATGATAGATTGGCTTTGGGATGGGAGTGTATCAAACCAGATGAAAGGAATAATTATTATACCTTCAAGCTGTATTTGTTATTTATAACATTAACGTTAGATATCTAAAAGATGAAACATAAGAAGTTACCAAAGCAAAAAATGAGTAGACAAAAGTTTAAATTACTTTTAGGCAAGGGTGGTGAGCTTGATGAGATAATGGAAAAGTCTATGTTAGAAAAATATAATAAGGGTGGTAAGAAAGCTAAGTTAGGTGGAGGTACCCATAATACATACAGTGGATAATGAATATTTTAACTGACGTATTAAGTTTAATAAGGAGAAGCCAGTTTGTCAAGAAGGCAGACTTAAATGATGTTCTTGTCCTAGGTACTAATGAGGAACCAGAAATGACGGGTGTTGCCTCACCAATACCTTATAAAAGTATTAAGATCATAAAAGTAAGGGATCTTAAGGTTGCTGCAGAACACTGTGCTCACGCAAATTCTCCAGCTACTCCAGCTGCTGGCACTGGTCAAGTATATCAGAAAACAGTATCTGATGAAGTTCTTGAGACATGTACTGTATTTTACAGATCTCTGAAGTCTCTGAGCAGCAACCTCACCCTTGCTACATCTGCTGATGATAATTATATAGAGATAACTACATCAGGAGAGCCAAACACTGCTGCCAACGTAGGTGGTGGAGTTGGTATTTGGAAAGATAAAGTTGGTGAAACATTAAACTTTAGATCTCTAGTAGGAGGTTCTAATGTTAATATTAGCCAAAGTGGTAATGAGATTACTATAAGTGCAACAGGCGGTGGTAGTGGTGAAGCTAATACTGCAAGTAATCTTGGTGGTGATGCAGGTTTTTTCAAACAGAAGACAGGAGTTGATTTAGAATTTAGAACTCTAAGATCAACAGATAATACTTTAGATATTGCACAGAATACTAATCATGTTGACATATCATTACCATATACATATGCTGAGATGTTGATAGAGCAGACTGGTAGTTCAGCTCCAACAGCTAATATATTGCACAATTCAACAGGTAAAACATTTACTTTTGCCCGTTCAAGTGCAGGATTATATGATTTAACATATAGTTCAGCTGTTGCTGACGCAGACAAAGTAGTCATAAATATAGGCATGGTGTTTAAAAATAGATATGGATATGCACATGTTTATGATTCAGGTAATGATGGATTTAAAATTAGTTCAATGCTGCATTCACCTAGTGGAGGATCAACTTTGGGAGATGATTTATTATATAGAACACCATTAACAATAAAAATATATCCGTAATGAGTACAAAACCTAAAAAGAAATTTAAAGAAACCAAGGTGGGACAATTTCTCACTGAAAAAGTACCTAGCATATTAGGTGTTGTTGGTGATGTATTACCTGATGCAGGAGTACTTGGTGTTGTAAAAGGTTTGATAGAAAAGGAAGATCCTAAAGTTCTATCACCTGAAGACAAAGAATACGCATTAAAGCTGTTAGAACAAGATATGGTTGAGCAGCAAGAAGTAAGTAAGAGATGGCAGGCTGATATGAAGTCTGACTCATACCTTTCTAAAAATACAAGACCTCTAACTTTGATATTTTTAACTGTTTCATTAGTTATATTTATCTTGTTAGATGGCTTTAATATAGACTTTAGTATAGATAGTGGTTGGGTAGATTTACTCAAGTCACTTTTAATTACTGTCTATGTGGCTTATTTTGGTTCCAGAGGAGCTGAAAAATTTAAAACAATTAGTAATAACAAATAAAATTTAGAAATCATGCCAAGAGATAAAGTATACATGAAAACAAGAGGTGCCGGAGATGGTGACCTTACTGCCGGTTTATTAGGAATGATGGACGGTGGAGACGTAACAGAAATGTACGGCTCAATGGGTGGAGCAGCAATGGGAAAAGAAATGGAATATAAGAGAGGTGGCTCCATGAAGAAGAAAAAGAAAAAAATGAAAAAATCTAAAGGATATTAATCATGAAGAATACTCAATGCATATGTGGACATACACAAAATCCAAATGGAAACTGTGATGGTTCACATTTAACTTGTAAATAATAGAACAATGAAACATAATATGGAAAACTCCTACTATGATCCTACTTCTATTGCACAAGCTATTCAACAAAAGAAGAATAGAAAGCAAGTAGAAGCAAGGATTAGAATGGCTAAAAAAAGTAATTTAAATCCTCCTCAAAAGTCAACTAGAGCAGCAGAACCTGTTCAGTCAGCAGCTTTTAAGAAAGGATATAGAAAAGGATAAAATAATTAACTATGGCACAATTAACAGCACAACAAATAACACAAGCAGGTCTAGAGCCTGTTTACGTAACTCCTACTGTAACTGAAGGAGACAAGGTTGCTAATACAGGCAAACAGTTCTTCCACGTACAAAATGATAGTGGATCAGCAATTACAGCAACTGTTGTGCCTGAGATTACAACTGTAGTGGATCCTTTATTAGGAACATTAAAAAAAGAAAATGCAGTCTTAAATCTAGCTGCTGGTGAAGAAGGTTTCTTAGGACCTTTTGAGACCAAGGCATTTAATGACTCATCTGGTAATATTAAAATAACTTGCTCAGCTGTAAGCTCAGTAAAACTGGCTGCACTGTTTTTATAAAATTTGAATCATGAGTGTATATACACAAGAAGTCTTAGGACTCTTAAAGAGAAATAAAAAGAAGATCAAACTTGACAAAATTAGGGATCATTTTGAGTTTGGTAAGCTGTACAGAAATAGTACTTTAAATACTGGTGCTGTTTATAATCCAACTATGGAGCCCTTTGTTATTAAATGGGGAGACTTCAAGTGTGCTACAGAAGAAGGTATGGTTAGACAAGACCCTACTGGAACAGAAGAACGTCATATCACTATGTGGACTGATCCCGTCTTTCAAGGTGATTGTCAAACAGCTACTATTACTAAAACAATTATATCACAGAATATAGCAGGAAATGAAATTAATATTGCTGGTGATTTAGATGTAGATAATAATTTAAATGTAGATGGTAATGCAGTCATTGATTTACAATTAACAGCTGGCTCAGCAAATATTCTAGATCTTACAGAAGACCGTATTGTTATAGTTGGCCCTAATGGAGAACTAGAAGATGATGGTAATTTTACTTTTGACGGAGCATTCTTTAATATAGGCCAAGGTAACTTTACTGTACAAGTAAGCACGGGTAATACTCAAATTGTTGGAACTTTAGATGTTGATAGTCAAGCTACTCTTGCTAGTGCAAATGTAGAAGATCTAACTGAAGATAGAATAGTTATTGTAGGTCCAAATGGTGAGTTAGAAGATGATGCTAACTTCACAATGGATGGAACTACTTTTACAGCAAATGTGAATGTAGTACATGGTACTGATGTCCCTGGAGGTACTCCAGCTGAGACAACAACCATAAACTCTAATTTAAAACTAGAAGGCCCTGTATATGATTCATTAGGTAATATAGGTAGCCTTAACAAAGTACTTGTTGGTTTAGCTGATGGTAGAGTAAAATGGCAAGATGATGACGTAGTAGAAGCACTTACATATGGTGCACTATGGCAAGGAGATTCAACAAACTATAAAGTAGAACTACCAATTGGTACTGCAGGTCAGATTCTTATATCTGATGGTACTACTTTTTCATGGCAAGATGATCCTTACGTAGATGGTAGTGGTACAGTATATAGATTACCTTTATGGACTCCTGATGGTGATTCATTAGGAGATTCTATTTTGATACAAGATGGAGACGCAAGTACTCCAGCAACTAAGGTAACTGTACAAGGTGACGCTTTAGTTACAGGTGATTTAACTGTTGAAAATAATGCTACAGTAGAAGCTGATGGTACAGTTCAAGGTAATCTAACTGTTGAGGGAAATGTTGAAATTAATGGTACAACAAAATTAGATACTCTTGCACAAGATGATGCTCTTGTTCAAGTTGTTGTAAGAGATCCTGCAAATGATAATATTCTTAAGTTTAGAGATGCTGCATCAATCAAACCTGCAGTTGGCTTTGATACATTAGATATGACACCAGATGGGTGGGCATCTACTGATGGTAACTTTAATGCATATGTAAAACTAGATGACTCAACTACAGCTGTTAAGAATATCAAAGACATGAATTGGCTTCGTGATGGTGATAGAGTTCTTGTAATTGCTGAAAATGTTAAGACTGGTAGCTTGTTAGCAGATAATGTTCTTAGATTCCCAAATTGGGGAACCAGCACAGTATTCAATCAAACTTCTTGGAATCAAGCAAGTGTAGGTACTGGTTGGACTGGGGCAATTGATAATGGATATCAGACCTCAACTCTTTTATATGGAGAAAAGCTTAAGATTAGAGGTGAGATGTATGATACACCAGGTTCTTCAGCAAGGCAAATGAATTGGGATGCATGTTGTAAGATATATTCAGATAATCAGTGCCCTGTTGCAGGCCCTTTAAGCTTTACTATTAATGAAGATGAAGCACTAGTAAACACTCTAAACGTTTCAGATGATGGATATGGTGGTTATGGTTTAACATATACTGTTATTCAGCAACCAAATGATACTAAAACATTTACATTTGATGCTGCTACTGGTGCATTTACACTTGAACCAGATGATAACTTCTTTGGTACAATAACATTTACTTATCAAGCAAATGACGGATACTGTGATAGTAATATAGCTACAGTAACTGTAACAGTTAATGCTGTTGATGATGCTCCAGAATGGACATCTACTGATCCTGTAAGTGCTAATACATACCCTAACCTAACAGGTGGTGACACATGGACATACAACTGGACAGTTGCAGATGTAGATACACCTTGTGGTAGCTTAACATTCCCATCTCAGACTATTCCAAGTTGGTTAACGTTTACTAATAATGGAGACTGTACTGGTACATTAACAGGTACCTTCCCTAATACTGGTGGTAATTTCCCTGTTCAATTAAATGTTAGTGATGGAACAAGTACTGCATCACAAAGTTTTGATATTGGTGGCTTAGCTGTAACAAAAGATACATATTTTGTATTTTGGAGTGATACTTCTGGATCTATGAATACTACTATTCAAGTAATGGCAGGAATGGTAAGTGCTGCAGAAGTAAAAGTCTTCCTTGGAGCAAGCGGTCAAAGTGGAACAAATATCAATCTTAGTGCTGCTGGTGCTGGTAATGTTGAATCTAAAAAAATAAATCATAGTTCTGGTAAAGCATCAAATGCATATTTATGTGTTACTAATGGTATGGAAGTAAGCGGTAGTGGTGTACCAGCTGGAACTACTGTAGTAAGTGGTGGTGGTGGTAATAACATTCAACTTAGCAATAGTATTACAGCAACTTCTAATCAAGTTCTTACATTTACTACAACTCAAGCACAAAAAGATACAGACTATGCTGACTCAACTAATTTAAGAAACTTATTACAAGATTTCTATGCAACAGGTGGAGTCAAAGGATCACCAGATTTTAATACAGATCCAGCTACAAATGGTCAAGATATGTATGACTCTCATATATATTGGGGTCACATGGTAGAAGAAAGACAAATACAATATCTTTCAAACGCTGGTGAAGGATTTACAATAGGTTCTTCTGGTTATTTCCCAGATGCAGAAAATATTGTTATACTAGGGTTTGCTGATGAATCTAGTGTATATAATATTGCTGGAACTGGTGCAGGCACTTGGTCAGACCGTGCAAATACTGTAGTTACTGATATTGTTAGTGACATACAAGATGTTCAGAGCTATATAAATAGTATAGAGACTGCTGCTGGAAATAATAGTGTATACAGAGCTATATTCTATAATGTCCAAGAAACTGGAGCTAATGGTGCAAACTTAGAACCTATATTAGGAGCAACAGGTTTGTGTGCTACAGGTGGTAGAGCTTCAAATGGATTTACATATGCTCCTGATGCAACAGCTTACGATGTAAATACTCAGACATTGTATAATCAGTCAAGCGGTGCTCCAACTAGAATTGCTTATAGAAATAATATGACTAATGGTTCAACTGCAAGTTTTTACTATAATCAAGTTAGAGCAGGGCTTAACAGTATAGGATTTAGTTTGTAAAAATTAATTACCTTCTGGATTTTTATTTCTTGAAGCTATAAGCTCTTTATAGCGGTCCTTGGAAATAGTAGTTCTTGTTATAATTACTACTTTGTCTTCATAAATGACAGCTTCCCTTGTTGTTTTAGGTGTCTTTGATATTAACTCTTGTGTAGGACCACAAGACACAAAAGTTAATAACATCACCATTATTACTAGATACTTCATAATGTTAAATTAATGTTACTATAATATAAAGATACGGTAAAATAATAAGATTTCCTAGCTTGTAAAGAAATGAATTGTCCAAGCTATTAGTCCATTTAACTGTAATGCAACAAGATTCCATTGTCTTCTAGTGGTTACTTGTATTAGTACAAGGACAAATCCTATCATAAAAAATATAGGTTCTACAGACCATTGACCAGCAATAAGAAAACCTGTGCCCATATATCCAGCACGGCTAGCTAGTCTTTCTACAGGTGTTAGTCTTCTATCACGGACCATCATCCTTAGAAGATCACGCCACCATCTGTATTCACATCTACGGCATGTCTTCTTTTTATCAGTTTTATAGAACCATTCTGGTCTATTGCGGTTGCATACGTTACACTTTTTCATTGTTTCTTAGATAACGATACAAATTTATATACTTCATAGCTCATAAGACGTTTATTAGTTATAGAGTCATACCAGCCATCTTCTTTCTTTATTGCAGTATTGCCAGTTATATGGCTTTTATATGTATTACTTTTCATTTTCTAGTTCTTTTTGTAAGCAAGCTAATGCACGCCATGCTACTTTTGCAGTATGACGGATTCCGTCATCATCTATAGTGCCAGCATCAATAAGATGTCTAGCAAGAGCATCATAGTCATCAGTTGATTTACTACGATCCCAGTGTAACGGCTTATCAGGGTGGTGTTGTTTATTACCAGCCAATGATACCCTAGCTATCTCCATGATAGCATCCGGGAAATATTTTAATACTCCTGTAAATACAGGTCTTTCTTTTCTTTCTTTAGCATTCATTAGCTTTTGTTTTTATTTTTTCTTTTAGCAGTAGTTTGCATATTAAATCTTTGCCAGTGATACGTTTGTTTAAACGAAGAGGCATCATCATATTTATATTCTTTACCATCAATGATAATAGTCTTTCTATTTTTCTTTCTGGTATAACTAGCATCATACTTCTGTTTTGGTTTCATGTGTTATTCCTTTTATAGGGTGGACATATATAAGAGAGCGGGCCCAAGAATGCAAAAACTTGGACCCATGTTGGTTTTTCTCTCCGTTTAATAATCAAGGTTATTTTTACTACATATGTAAAAACAAACTATGGCTAACAATATTACAAGATATATGCCCACTATCTGCCCATATATACGTCCTGTAATAGTCTGTTGTAGTTGATTTCAGTATCAACTTCAATTGGTTCAAATGTTTCTACTTCAATATCAATACCGTGCTCTGTATCAGCGTTGGTAATACCTAACTCATCATTATCAAAGTTAAGAATCCATTCTTCATATGGTTGTATGGTAGAAAGATTTAATATTTCTGCAGTCATAAAATCATGAAAGTCTCTCTGGTCATTCATCCAATCTCTTGGGTGTGCTTTCTTTAATGCATGCGTAACATGATTATAGTAAGCCCAAGCAGTGCCTGTCCCTCCTTTGTACTTAAAAGAAGGCGTATCTATTTCTTTCTTGATGCAGGTTACTTGTTGTGAGTCAATCATATCTTCATCTATAAACAATCTTCCTGTCAACTCAGACATTTGTTTAGTAGATAAATCAATCTGCTTCATTGTTTCTTTATCACTAATTAACCTTTTATAATACTTTTCAGCATTTTTGATCTGACTAGATATATGATTTCTTACATCAGTATCTGCAGCTCCAGTATGTTTTCTTTTATAGTGGTACATGTCTCCTGCACACATACCGTTACTACATACTTTAACATATGCTCCAATTGTACAATTAAACATTCTACTCTTGTCATATGAATTCACCCAGGTAAACATCATACCCAACTCTTCCTCATCATTAATCTGTTGATCTGTTGAGGTAGGATGAATATAATATATTCCCTGTGCAACGTTTGCATTCATATTAGTTCTATACTTTTCTTCTAGAACTTTGAATCCACTATTCTTTAATAGATCTAACGTATTGTCTATCACTATTTTATGTGATATTACTGTATAACTCTTACCGTGATTTGGTAAGGGTGCATTCTCCAGATATGCTCTGGTAGTATTTGTTGGTTTTTTATATCCCATATCTTAAACTTTTAAAGTGTAAATATAATAAAAAATACTGAGTCACCCAAATTAAAATATATATCTAATAGTATCTAATGGAAAAAATTCTTTGTATATGTCTTTGAATTCATTTAGGAGTCTGGTTTTATGCTCTAAAGGATAACGCATAACACCTGATGCATTTTTTATCTCAGAAGACCTTCTCATTAGTTCTTTTGCAAGTTCTGATGCTCTGGCCATCTGTTGTTTATGATTTGTGAGTGCTATCACCTCACATTTATTTACCCCGGCTATTTCTTTTACCTTACTAAACAGTTCATAATACAGCTCTTTCCAATAAAAATGAAATACAAGTGGACTATAATTAATATGAACTTGCCATCCTAAATCTTTTAGACGGTTTACATCTTCAATACGGCTCAATATATTTTGCATTTTAGGCTCAAGTATATTTGAATACTTTTGAGGCATAAGGCTTACACGTACTCTTGGTGGTTTATTAAAATGATTTACATCTAATTTTAGTAATCCTGGATACTTAGTAGCCATAGTACTGTTAAGACGGGGATGATCATCATATCTTTTTAGATAATCAATTAATGGTTCAGGCATATGTTTCTGCATCAGAACAAGATCTGAGTTACATGCAATATCTACCATAGTATATATAGGGTCCTGTTGATCTGGTTCTTTATAAAAAGTTTTTTCCCATTCAACTACAGACTGAAAAATCTGGTCAACATTCTTATTTACAAAAACTCTACGTCCATTATAACGAGACATATAACAATAAGTGTCTACACAGCCACCAAAGCAACCATAGATTACATTGGGAGCTATGCAGTTTGCACTATTGTTATTGGGTTTTGTAACTAAGGTTTTAGTATTCTGTACCTTAATCATTTATTATAGGTTTATCTATCACATATGCAGCCTCAGTGCCTGCTATTATCTCTACTCCGTTTACTGTAATATCTTTTACATCTACTTCATAGAGAGAATACTGTGTGGTAATCTCATCTCCAGACTTAACATCTTTAATCAATTGAAGATGCAGAATTCCACAATCTATATCTCTTGATTCTTTACAACCAATGAGTTTTGCATTAGGCTCTTTACTATGATTAATAAAACCACCCAATGGAGTTCTAATATAACGGTTTTCAAATCTTTGGTCATATATATGGGTTATACCTAAGTCTGTACCAGAAGCAATATTTTCTGCTGCAAACAAGCCTAACCCATCTATAACTGATTGTCTAACCGTAACTGAAGGTGGTAACGGTCTATACATTAAAATAATTTTAATTGATTACTACTAACTGCAAGAATATCATTTATCTCCTTCTCTATAGCAGATAAATAATAGGCTTTATTAATATCATATGTCTCCCATTTAGGAGCTATATCCATTTTATTATATACAGTCTGTAACCATTTACCTGATTCTAACTGTATCTCACGCCCATCATTCTTGTTTACTTTGATAATTTTTACACCCCCATTAGATATATAGTATCTATTTATCTTTTGAAGATACTCTTCTTTATAATTACCTGTGTCTACAAATCTAGCTACTTGTTGCCAATCACCCTTTGATTTGCCACCTATACAATAATCTAGTATGTTTTTGTTTTGATCCAGATAGTCTTCTGGCAAAACATTATTTACAAAATACTGATAGATAGCTTTCTTGATAACAAGCTTTGATTTGTTTTTATGTAATTGAAGATTATGAAAATCAAAACGGCCCTTAAGTTTCACAGGTGCAAATGAAAATTTATCATTGTCCACTTTATATACATAATGTGGTTGTGACTGTTTTAATTCTCTCCATGTGGTAATATCAACATCTTTGAAGTTATTCACACCAATATAGTTGTTGACATCCCCAAGGACCAGCTTTTGATATTCATCATGCTCAAGCTCAAGATTAGTTAAATCTTCCCACTCTTTGCATATTTCCATGTAATCATCATAGTATTTACGTGGTATCATTGTCTCAATACCATCTGTATTATGTAATAAAGCTACAGCATCAGGGATCCTTTCCATGATTTGCTCATAGAGCATCATCAAAGTAAGTTGACCATTTACTGTAATCTTCATACATAACTCTGGATCATAAAAGAAACTATTCTCATCATTACTAAGACCAAAAGTAGAATTCAGTATAATCTTATATACATAATTCATAGGATTGCTCTTAGGAATCTTCTTTCTTTCATTAAAGAACCATTCATACTGATCACAAAACTCTTCTTTAGGAAAGTGACCAGGAGAAAATTTATTTCTAATAGCTAGATTAGGATAGAAACTAGTAACATCTGATGATATAATAACCATATCATCATCACTTTCATATACCCCTTTGTTTCTAGCACCATGAACACCGCCAAGGCCAAAGTCAGTCTTAACATCTTTATATGTTACACTGTACCTGAAACTACCTTTGAGTCTACTAGGATCTATCTCAAGAGAGTTGAATCTATCTAGTAGAGTTTGGAATTCTGGTGAAGTAAATTTTACATATGGTAGGATAATATCCTTCATAACTATAGTATCCCTAAAAGTTCTCATCTTTTTGATTTCACTTTTATGAATGTTAAGCTTTTTAGATAGATAATATCCAAATAGTTCTTTACTAATCCGTGGTTCTGAGGCACTAAATAAATTAATGCCATATGCTTTAGTAAGTTCTTTTCTTAATTGTATCTGTGATTTAGATCTATTAAAGATTTCTTTTGTTGACTCAACGTCATTAACACAATACTCTATAATAGTATCTAACTCTTCTTGTTTAGTAATTTCTGTATCATGATGGATAGGCATATCTAATATGTTCTGCCAGTCCATACTGTATTGTATCCACTTAAGACTAGAACGCTTAGCAGGATTATCCCAGTGGTGCATCTTGAATATATCAATCTGTCCTATACTGAGTTTCCATAGCGGATAGTCTGACCATTCTTTATTGTTTGCTTTATATATACATCTCTGTGCATACTTAAAAATAGTTCTAGCAATCTGATCAGCTGAGTAATCCTCCCATTGAGAGTGATTTTCTATAATATATTGAGTGACCTGTGAATCAAAGGCCAATCCATTGTAAGAGATATGCCACTGTCTTTCATTAACATTCTCTCTAAGAAATTCTATGAAGCTATCAAAATCATTTTGTAACTCATGTACGACAAAAACTTTTTTCTCATTTGTCTTATAGTGTACAAAGACGCCAACAAAACAATTGGATAGTGTTTCATAGTCCATTACCCAGTGTTTCATTTTTTTACATTTTTAGTTTACAAAAAAAAGGCACGCAGTGTGCATGCCTTTTTAACCAGTATCAATAGAGACATTGGACGGATATAGGAAATCCTATTGACCTGGCATAATAATAGGTGATGTTTTAGTTTCATCAACATCAACCACGTACTGTTTCCAATCAAACTGCTCTGCATTCACAGCAAACATATTAATGAAAAGATCTATATCATCTTTATCAGCAATGTAAAATTCTGAGAATGTTTCAACTTGAGTTCTTTGTTCTTTAACAGTCTTCCCGGTTTGTTTATTAGGAACTTTTAGCCTCATAGGTTGTCCGTTGTCATCTAACCTGGGCATCATATGAAAAGATTTTTTCATAACTTTACTAATAACAGCTAGTATCCCTGATGAAGGGTCATACATAGCTTCAACATAAGGTGAGTCTAAACTCACTGGTATAAGTGTAAAAGATTTAGCGTTTCTGAAGCTAGAGTGAACTAGCAACATATTTTGTCCAATTTGTGCCATATAATTATTGATTTATTTTTCCAAAGATATGGAATCATTTTTTAATAATTGATAAATTATAGAATTATTATCAACTAATGTTTCTTTAACTAAGTCAGGCGGACTACAAACTTCATATACTTCTTCAAGTAATTCTTTTCTTACACCAAGAAAATCTGCATAGTTCTCATGCACATCTGGAGGAGAAAGAAAACCTTGTATATAGTCTGCAATCTTACCTTTGTCACCAAAGAAGTCTATTATGTGGATCTTACTATCTAAACTAAACTTTGAGTATTTGCCTTGTACAAATGCATTAAAATCATGTTTATATTGTGTAAAATCAAATATGACTAAGTGTCTACCATCATCTAGCTCTACGGAGCCTTCATACAATGGATGTCTTTCTAAAGTTTTATGACTAAATAGTTTAAACTTGTTTACATTCTTGTATTTATATTCACACAGAAATCTAGTACTTTCAAAAGTATACATATTCTCCCAAGCAACATAAGTTTCTTGAGGAACATAGGTAATGCCTTTCTGCAGCCTTAATAAAGGATACAGAAAGACTTTACTCTTTTGAAAATAATCTGTGTAAACACCCTTCATACTATAAGTTAATCTTATTTACCAAGAAATCATAGGGCAAAGAGTAGTTTTTCTCCTCAAAATGATACTTAGCAGTCTTTAAAGTGCCTCCTAACCCCTCTGCCCAAGCAGATAAGGTTGTTTGGGATACATCAAAGACATACACTTGTTTATACTGATCTATCACTATAAACTTAAATTCAATTGTATATTCATCAGCGTCATCCCCTAGGAAATCATATACTAGTTTACTATATATAGCAGCTTGTAACCAGTAATTATAAAAGTCAACTGTCTCAGTAAAATCTGCAATAGTTTTACTAGTTGTTTTTAAATCACATATAGTTGCTATTTTCTTGTCTGAATCTATCTTTAAGTAATCTACATAACCATGTAATCCAAATGGGTAGCCATCCATTTCAGAACGTAAATAATGTTCTTTATAAGTTGTAATAGGGTCCAAATCAAAGTCTGTTGAGGTCTCTGCAAATATAGACATTACATCATCATTATTTTTTAGATATGTAATATCTTCTGAACATTTGTCAAAAGTTGCACGATCTATTACATCTACATTATTATTAGATAAGAATGCCCAATAAGGTTCATTATCCTCAGTTCTAATTTTTGCTATTCTTTGTTCATCTGTTTTTAAAGATTGATATAAGTTTAAATCCTTTAAAGAATCTAGAATTATAAAATCCTCACAGTCAACTAAAGTTTTAGCATCAGTATGTAAAGACATGTCTTTTAAGACCTTTCTTACATTATCACTTGGTGTCTTACCTGGGACCAGGTTAAACTTCTTATCAAAGTTCTCAGGCTCAAATAATAAACAGTGTATGAGTTTACCTTCAATAAGGTGCTTATCTGTTTTCAGTTCTCTGTCCTGTAAAATATAATCTTTGTAAAACAAAGAGGGTGAAAAAATTAATTTATTAAGAGAAGAGTAGCTGAAGTTAAATGCTTCAGCATAAAACTCTTCTTCTTTCTGATGATCTCTATTCATCTATAACTTGCTTTTCAAATTTTTCATTTAGTTTTAAATTATCCAAATCTACTGCAAAGACCTGAGCAGATTTTCCAACATAATTGCTTAAGAAATCTTTCATAAGCTTTTCCCTTGTCCTATCTACTGCAAATTTAGTTAATTTTCCGTCTTTTGCAAGCTTTTCTATGTATGCATTGTAAGAATAAATGCCACTATTACTATGGCCACCTTCATAATCTTTCAATTGCTGACGCATGGCTTTAACATTTACACTATTCCAGTGATCAGTATCTTTAAACCAATCATAATGCCACCAATAAATACCAGAAACAACATCAAATGATTTGTTAATATTACAATTAGCAATCATTTCTACCGCCATATTTCTGTTATCTCTGTCACTACTCTTAATCATATTCTCTATTTGATCATACTGAGTGTTATCTATTACTGCCAGATCTTCATCAATAATATCAAGTAGTTGACCATCCATTATTAATTTATTTGAGCCAACCATATCTAGAAATGATTTTACTTCAGTTGGATTTACAGAGAAAATTCTATTAGTTTCATAAGGTTTTTTAGCATCTGAAATTGGTGCTAATACATTATTACAAAACTTATCATAGTCATCACTTTTATTACTATAATAGTAACCTGGTCTATGAATTAAAAACATTGCATCTTTTTCAAGCTCTAATATATCTCTACATTTTAATAAAGCGGTTTCTGATAATAAGCCATCTTCTTTCCATGTTTGAAATATTTTATAAAGATCTTTAAATGTTATAGCAGTATCCCAATTGGTTTGAAATAAACTTCCTAAAAATTTATGTGATATAACATGATAATCTGCTTTGTCTTTATTTCTAACTACTTTTAAATTAAACTTATCCTTAAGTAAATCTACCTTTTGTCTAGGCAAATTTAGTTTTGGAAATCTATATATAGACTTGTCTTGTAAATCAATAGTATCTTTACTTGCCACTATATTACAATACTTTAAGTCCTTAGCTGTTATATTCCAGCTGTTTGTGTTTGTTATAAATATACCTCCGTCTTTTAATTCAATGCCGGTGCTAATGACATAGTTGCCATTAGCATCCATAGCAATTGAATCTTCTTCAAGAGATATCTTAATTATATAATACTTTTTCATACTAAATATTTTTGATATTCTTTCTTAACTGATACCTTGAATACATATAGTTCTCTATTATGAATGGTTATATCCTTACGAACTATAGGTTCTAGATATTTAAAGCTTATCTTATTTAGATATCCATTCTCCTCCATCCATTGTATCATAGATTCTGCATTCTGGTTATAATAAAACTCCCAATTGCTGGCTGTCATCCAGTGGTTGAGATCTTTATTATGGTGATTATAATGTAGACTACCCAACTCTTGAGTCAACTTCCACATCAAATGATGATTTGTTGTATAGTCAAGTGTAGTTAATAACTGTGTAGCAACTTCTCTATCATCTCCTCCTGCTTTCCACATTCTAATAACCTGGTCAACAACATCTTCATTCAGAGGTTGTTTTGTTGCAGATGTGTGTAGTACAGTTTCAATTGATACAGTGCTTTTATTACCAACATATATTTCATATGCTAGATTAAGTGCAAGACCTGTAATAGCCCAAGTATCATAGAGACTATCCTCAACATCTAAAGCATAATAACGTATGTTATTTGTGATCTTTGGAGTTATAATCACATGACGCCCACAATTCTTAATCATTTGATTGAGACTTAAATTACTACTAGGATCACCTGAAGTAGTTTCATAGTTCCAAAGTTTATACATCATCTTAGTTGTCTTAATTGTTTCACTACTCTCAAAATTGTCATCAAAGTCATCATGAGTTACAATTAAGTCTGCCTGTGTATAATCATTAGTTACAGTAATCTTATGTTCTTTTAGTGCTGCTTTTATCTTATCATTAGATACCGGGCTACTAGGAAGAACAAAAGCTTTCTTCTTATTTATAAAAGTCTGATCCGTTTCAGTTGGCTTTGCAATTATCTCACGGATATTAGTATATGTTGTTTCATCTTGTGTAACTAATACATCTTCTACATTTGATCCGGCAATGACCCCATAAATAGGGTCACTTGCCAAATCAAAGTAGTCCAATGCATCAGTATCATATTTCTGAAATACTGATTTACTTGCCATATTACTTCATTGTCATTTGAATGATCTCAGGGATCATCATTAGTTTATTAAACTTCTTTTTATTACCGTTAAAGATTGTTCTGACAATTAAGTACTTAAGATCATTAGTAAAATAATCTGCAGTACATAAAGTCTTCAATCTATCAGTGATCTTCTGTGTTACTGTATTCTCTTTAGAGTATACTACAGCATAGTTACCAAGCCTTGTAGCCAATGTAGATGCAATATCTGCACGGTAAGTATCATCTTTACCAATGCAACTTCTTAACTCATTAAGAATATATTGCTCATTATCATGAGTCAATAAATCTACAGGTGTTACAAGCTTGTCTAACTTATTATTAATAAAGGTAGTAAACATAGATGCAAAAGCATCACCAACACTACCTTCACCAATCATTTGGATCATAGGGAGACTGTCTTCAAACTTCTCAAAGCTAGAAATAGCATTAAAGAAAGTTGTGATGGATCTTGCATTTGTTTCTTGTGTTACAAGCTCTGGGTGTAGTAACAAGAAGTTAATACATCTTGTATCTATATTAGCTCCCTCTGCCCATTGTGCCCAAACATTTACATCAAACTTTAGATTTGCTGTAATATATCTAGTCTTCTGTGCTGAGTCAACACTATTTACCATATAGTCTCCATTATCTGGATTTGCTGTAAGAATAATATGCCAATCTTTTGGAAGAGTCCATGAAATATAAGTCTGTCTATCCACCAATTCCATAACTGCTTGGATAAATCTTGTATCTGCACGGTTCCAATCATCTAGTAATAGAATGCCTCCTTCTTTCTTATCAGCAATCCATTCTGGTGCACAATAAGACATTCTGTTCTTACCTGTCATTTTGTATCCATTCTTTAGATACTCTTGTACGGCAAGTTCATCTACCCACTGACCAACCTTTTTGGTTACTGTTGTGTTTAGATTAGCTAGACTAGCACCAGCTGCTCTTTGAGTTGCTGTTACCATGGCTAAATTATCAGGTGTGTTTTTTACAGTGACCTGCTTTTCTTTATACATTTGGAATTGACGAACAGGAAAACCTACAAGATCACCTATCTCCTCAATCTGAGCAAGATTAAGCTTTACAAAGTTTAAATTATTATCCTTTGCTAGCTCAACAATTGTAGATGTTTTACCAATACCTGATTCACCTACAACTTCTACTGATACTGGTCCTTTACCTTGCTCTTGTAAAAATCTATTATTCTCAATAATGTGGTTAATAAAACCTTTTAGCTCTGTTACATTTAAATTTACTTGCATTTTTATTTAATTTAATTTTATTTTTAATCCTGGTAATTCATCATTTATACTAGAAACACTGCTATGTACCCATAAGGTATTTTTTGGGCAGTCTTCTGGTGTATAAGCTTCACCATCTGTTAAGTATACAAGGGCAGTATATCTCCCCTTCTTTTCATTATAGTGATCAATTACTGGTTGGAAACTAGTTCCACCACGACCATGTATTTCCCAATCTTTATTTGGATTAAACTCTTTAACACTTTTCAATTCAGTATCACACTGTGCTACTGTAATCTTATGTCCTGTTTTATGCATGTGTGTAAGTTCACTAAAGAATTCCTTTAGCTCTTCACTATTTACAGATCCACTTGTGTCAACACCAACAAGGATGTGATTCTTAAATTTAATCTTAAGTCCTGGATTTGCTGAGTATCTTTTATTATACTTACGTCTCAGCTTTTTTGTATATACTACACTAGAATTTCCTACAAATCTTCTTAGGTAACCTTTCCAATCAAACTTGGGTGGTTCTACATTTAAAAGTCTATTAATAAGCTCTGCTAGCTCACCAGGCACTGTACCATGTTTCTTCTGTGTCTGTTCAGCACTCTCTTTAATCTGATGTTCTATCTGCTTTTGTAATAGTTTCTTATCTGCTTCTGATAAATCTTCTATCTCATCCCATCCTGCATGACAATATTGTGAATTACCATCCATTTGACTCATCAAGTTATCTAAACTTGGGCATGTACCATCTTCTCTAGCCTGTTGTAATAAATCATAATATGTTTTAGTACCAGCTCTCTCAGGAAGATTAAGTTCAGGAAAACTACTAAGCATTAGTCCGCCTTCAGGTAAATGATGACTTGCTATATATTGATTGATCTCTAGATCTGCAGCTATATTGAATAACTTTTTATCACTATATAAATCTCTCATAACCATATGGCCAAAACTAATATGTAGTATTTCATGTTTTATAAGACCATATCTATGATCTTCACTAAGCTCTGTAAAGAACTCAGGGTTTATAGATAATTGGACACCTATATTTTTTTTACTTACACCTGCAGTAGGTATAGTAGTAATGTACTCTTTATTAAGTCCAATTAAAAAGAGCCCGTAGAAGGGCTCAGAAAAAATTAATGTTTTAGTAGTTCTAGAAACTAGCTCTTGAATATTATGTATCATATCCCATATCTCTTAAAATTTTATAGTATACTTCTTCTGCTTCATGTTCCTCCATATAAGCATATATTTCTTTATTAGAGGGCAGATTAAATGTGAATTTTATTGCATCACAAAATTTTCTTCTGGGTTCAAAGACTAGTGCTTTAGCCATTAGTAGATCTACAATTTCTTTATCTGCAAACCCACTATTTTTATATACTTGTACTGCTATAGCCTGATCTTCTTCAGCACCCATAAACATTTCTTTGAGTCTAAAAAACTCTTCAGCTGTAATTATTTTTCTTTTAAAGTTCTTTGTCATTTTCTATTATTAATTCTATCCATACGCCTGGGTTTTTCTTATCATAAGAATATTGTTCAAATGCTGGTATAATAAACTCAGCATTATCATCTTCAATCCATCCATGTTTAACCATATCATCTTGTACTGTCTGTGCAGGATTAATATAATCAAACTTATGTCTTGTACCCCTTATAAACTCAAAGGAAATCTTTACTGGTAATTTTTGTTTAGCAACTTCACTTTTAAAATCATCTGCATATTTAGCATAATATTCTTTAGTAGCTTTTCTGTAGTTAACTACAGCTTTACTAGCAATAAAATATTTACCGGTCCATCTTCTACCATTCTTGCTACTGGGAACATTACCTGGTATGAACCATCTATGTTTATGCATATTATTTATTTAGTGTTTCCTTTAATAAAGGTTTAAGCATTGCATGAACTTCTTTTAGTCCATACTCTTTCATAGCATCTGATACATCTTTACTTAGTGTAGGATATACACCATGTATATTATATGTATCATGATATCTTTTGATTGCATGCTTACCCGCTTCATCATTATCAAAAACTGTTATTACCTTTTTATATTTCTTTTTCAGGTACTCTACTATGTGTGGTTTAATCATAGTATTTTCTGAGTCAGGGCTAATTACCTCAATATTATAACCTATACCTTTAAGACACATTGCATCTTTAAGTGATGAACATATCACAAGATATGGTTTATTATACTGAAGCTGATCATACCCTTGAAGATGAGACTTAACTTTAAAGAATTTGTTTTTTTTACTCTTAGGTTGATATATCTTATAGACATTACCATCCTTATCAAAGTAACCATAGCACCACTTGCTACCTATCTTTAACTTTTTTATACCATCTTCTTCTTCCTTAACTAGATTATAATAATCTATAGGTCTAACGTTATACTTTTCTAACATAGTTTTACCTATCCTAAATGATAACCAAAACTTTCTATCTTCAATAGTCCAACCTCTTTCCTTGATGTAATCTACTTTCCATCTAGCTGCTGGTTTTATCTTGATATCTTTATAGTCAGATGATTTGATGTACGTATTATAATCTTGTACTATCTTATTCATTGCCTCATGAAACTCTAGATTAAATAGTTCTTTAACTAAATCAACCTTACTTCCATTCTTACCAGTTGAGAAATCTTTAAACTTATACTGCATTATAGATTTATCTACATATATGCAAAAGCTTGGTGTTCTCTCATTAGGATTAAATATAGACTTAATCTTAATGTCTTGACCTGTTAGTCTTTCTGGTAGCTCTAAATAGTACTGAAATACCCACGTGCTTGGAACATCTGAACCTTCTAATACAAAGTTTTTAGTGTTAAACATGATCCAAATATATTAAAAAGAAATGGGCCCAGCGTTAACTGAGCCCACTCTTTTGGTTTATATTAGAGATCAAAATCATCCCCTGCAGCTGCTGCAGGTTCAAAAGTAGATGTTGCTACTGCCTCTTTTTTCTCTAATTTTCTTAGATGATTAGTATTATTACTGTCAAATGTAAGAAGTCTAGAATTCTCTTTACCTATTGCTTCCAATGGAATCCCATCCTTACTCATTCTTGGTAAGAATAAATCATTATTAATATAACCTTCTTTATTTTCCCATTCACGTGCACCCAAACATGCATTGAAGAACTCACTATTAGAGAATAACTTATTACATTCTACCATGAAGTTTTCAATTGTTTGTGCCTCAATCTTATCAAGGGCTTCTCTCTTATCAAGAACCTCTGATAAATATACCATAGCTTTCAATACCTCTGTATCTCTAGATACTTCTCTACCGCTTGGTAATGTAGCATCTTTGTACGGATAAGGTGAGAACCTAACTCTACCAACTTGGCCTTCATAACGTGGACCATTTGGATTATTCATATCTTTCAAGAAACCTTGAAATTCTCCTTGTATTGGCTCTGACTCAACATGCAATACAATATTGTATGCATCTGCATCATATGGTGTTTGATCAAATGAAATTGAATTGATTCTAACAACTTGGTTACCTGGACCAAGAACTGGCTTAATACTGCCTGACCCTGCAGACATGTCTTTTGTACTTAACATAATTTACTTTTTAAAATTTATTTATTAATTAATTACTCTTCATATTTCTGTATGCACTCTTTTACATACTGTAGGTCATTAGGAATGAAGAAATCCTCAAACATACCCATTGGTGATTTACATGTGTTCTCTCCATTGTTTTGTGTTTCAAAACCATAGTCAAGACCATCATCATCATTTTTCTTAGCTCTACCAAATAATACAATAGAGAATAGACCTTCCAAAGTTAAGGCATTATCAATCATTTTACCAATTGTTTTTGCTTTCACTTTCCTATTACCATTGATATCTGTTGAATCTTCTGAATGAGTTAAGAAGAAAACTGTTAAGTCATCTCTCAGATCTTTTGGAAGCTTTGCAACCATAGCTAAGTTGGATGCAATCTGAGTAAACTTATCATAACCTTTCTCCTGTGCTCTATCAAAATACTCAAAAGAACTCATATATTGCCAGTCATCAACAACAATTGTTTTGACTTCTGGCATTTTATCATTAACATGCTTCATAGCTTTAATGATACCAGCAGCTGTAGCAGCTGAAGTAAGATTACCTTTTGGGTTATCTTTACTTATTTGTGTATACTTGCTTTTCCAACCTTTAAAAGGCAAAGGTTTATTAGCAATATTTATAATGAAAGTCTCTTTTGGATCTAAATTTCTGATAGAGGTAGACTTTCCTGTACCTGAATCAGCAATAACTAAAATACTTTGTGCCATTATTTAATTAATTTATTTATTACTTTTGTTAATGTTATTATTGACTGATTAATATCTTCTAATTTATCAATCAGCTTACTATCTTCTGAAACTATATTTTCATCAGGGTTAGGTAAGTTTGGATTTGCAAAGTCAATAATCTGACTTCCTGCTCTACTAGTTACATCATTAATAACTTTCAATTCACTTACAGGTATGATATGTCTTTGAAATCCTGAGCTAGATGTAATCATTTCATATTCATCTTTCCAATGTGGATTATATTTATGTAGATAAAGAGTCCTTTTAGGATCTTCACTTTCATAATCTATACTCACAAACTCAGTATATATATCCTCATTTTTCTCAAGCTCACTTGGGAAGAATGATACATGTAAGTCATCTTTACCTGTTGGCCTGTAAGCCATCTTAGGTATATATAGTGCATTTATCTTACCTTCTGTCTGAAAGTAATCTTCATGCTCTTCTCTTAATTTTGCAACTTTTACTTTGCGTTGCTCTGGTGTTAGTCCCATCTTACTTTTATTTATATTCTTAGTATTTATCATCTTCTTTCTTGTTGTCCTGGAGTTGGCATCTCTTCTATTTGCATTTGTTCAAACTTTGCTCTAAAGAATGACATTCTTGCATCACCATTTCTGGCTTTTAAGAAGTGTAATACCAATGTCCTATCATTTTCAATTATATATCTATCAGGACCATAGTATCTAATTTTCTGCTTTGCTGGCCTGTTAATACCTATTAAAGTATCTGCATGCTGTAGCATTGCATCTGAGCCAAATATATCTGACTCAAGAATATAGTTACCATACTTGCCATCTATAGCCCTATCTGGATTATCAATGTTACGGTTCAACTGTGATAAACAAATGAATAAACATGGATAATCTCTTTTACACTGTGTAAAGAACTCACCTAACTCAAATAGCATATCTAATGTACTATTCTGATATGGTGCTCTTTTAACCAGCATACTGTGATCCAACGTTACTATTGTTGGTATACCCTTGTGATGATTCATATATCTATCTATTTGTTCACGCATTTGATTTACAGTCATAGGAGTAGATACAATATCAACAGGATACTTAACTCTTTCTTTAGCATACAAATGACATTGATTTAATACATCTGAAGAAAGTGTTGACCCTGCACTACATAGTTCTTTATAGGTTTTACCTGTAATTGAACTAAACTCTCTAATAGCTGAGGTTCTTCCTACCATCTCAAATTGAAATTCTAAAACTCTGAATTTATCATTTGGATTAAGTAAGAATGATTCTCTTACTATTTGATCTTTTATTAGTGTTTTACCTGAGCCAGGCCTACCACCAATAACAGTTAGTGTATTCCATTCTAAACCATCAGTAGTAGCATCATTGAACTTTGGCCAGGGCGTATATATAGATTTTTCCTCACCGGTAGATCTAGCATACATATATTTAAGTGCCTCATTAAAGGCTGCATATTGTCCAATCCATGCATCTGTGGTCTTTTTCATACAACATTTTCTTTAAAGTGTTCATCTTCTGTGCTGATACCTTCTAGTATCATATCACAGTAGTCAGCTAATGTAGAATGCTTTACTCTATGCTTATCTTGTTTGCATATGAAGTACTGACTAGTTTGCATATACATATACTCTTTGTCCCTGTACTCATTTACATACATTTTAGTAGCATTTATTATATCATCCCATGTGTAATCATATGTTTCAAAGAACCATCTAAATGCTTCACCAAGAGCTTTTACATTATTCCTTGCTGGTTTACCACTAGGTAGTTTCTTAGCAGGAAATATCTCTCTGTATGCATTTATCTTATCAACATGATTCTTACCCATAAGCTGGATATCAGTCTTCTTCTTAGCTTTTATAAAATAATTATCAAGTGACACTATCAGAAGCTTAGCTTCTCTTGTCAGTGTATATTGTCCATCTTCAAGGTTTAAATATCCTAAGTTTACTAATTCAGTTTTATCTTTATCAGTTGTCTTGGGCAATGAAACGCCTTGCTTCATCCCAAATAGGATCAACACTTGATTTGGACTTAAGTTTCTCTTTAAGATTCTTTGGAATAGTTCCCACATCTTTTAAAATTTGTTTTAATATTTCTCTATAGGCATGCAAGAACTCTTTATCTTCTGCGAAGAAGAAGTTATCAGCCTGTCTAATAGCATTTATTATTGAAGCATGATTTTTTCCAAGATAATTTGCTATATAATTTTTTCTATGACCATCTACCCAAGCAATTTGACACATTGCTTGATAATAAGCCATGAATCTTCTAGTTCTAACTCTATCTTTCATTGACTTAATATGTTTTAAGTCAGGGTTATTTTTAATAAATGCATTGTATGTACAGCTTTCAAGTAGGTTAAGATCTACTTTAAATCTTGCATGTGTTACTTTTGGAAGGAATACATATACATCAACACCATGTTCTGTTTTGAAATGACGTTTAAACGCTTCTATTGCTCTATGTTTGTGATAATCAGACATTTACATGTTGGTTTTAAAGTTTATAAATATAGGAAAAATTACCAATTTATACAAGTTCTATTTTGCTTTTTCAGGATTTCATTTGTCTTATTAAAGACATCATTACAATCCCATTCTCCACCTCTATATGCAGCTGATGCTGGGTGAGCACATTTTAGAACTTTACAATTTGTTAAATAGGTTTGCCATTCCTCTGCTTTCTTACCCATAAGGATAAAGATAGTATCAGGACAACATCTATTTAATCCTTCAAATAAATATTCATCAAAACTTTTCCATAAGTGATAATGTGATCCAATCTTATTGACTTCCACGGTTAGTGCTGTATTTATTAACAGCACACCCTGGTTAGACCAACATCTTAAATCTATGTGATTAGTACCTAATGCTTTATTTATATACTGTAAGGATTTTTCTGCTTTTCCTTTGTTGGAGCAACTAAATGCTATACCATCAGCCACTCCAAGCTGAGGATAAGGGTCTTGTCCTACTATGACAACCTTTAGATCATCATATGGACACTCTTTAAATGCATTAAATATGTTTTTAAATTTTGGGGTAAATCTTTTACCTGCATTAACATTATCTACTAAAGCATTTACTATATAGTCAAAGTTCAAACCATTTACATAAGGTGATAACATTCTGTCCCAACCTGATGATTCTAGTTTTTCATTTAAATTTTCTCTTAATTTTACTATGTCAACACTAATTTTTTCCATATATTTGTTTTAAATTACTATAATTATGTCAGAAAATACTAGAAAGCAGCAAATAGACTCTTATAACTTTGATAAAGATATGAAGGGTTTAGTTATTAATCCTAGATATATTATTGGTCTTCAGCAAATTGTATCAAAATTTATTCTTGATGCCTCTGAAGAACAGCAGATGCAGATTCCTGACATTATAGCTAAAATTGAAAAAATACTTACATATACTGCTGAGGGAAAAGAAATAACAGATGACATGAGTCTTGATAATGACTTTCAAAGACATCTATATTTCTTAATGTCCCTAATTCAATATTTTAGATATGAAGCAAGAGAGCAAGGTCTAGTCAAAAAAGTTGATGTTGAAGTACCTGCTGATTTAGTTGAAACTATAACAGCTAATGCTAAAGCTATTAATGAAGGCAATAAAGATCAAGACTTACTTGATACTGAAGCCTGGAAAAAAATAGTTGATATAGCAGATAAAATTGGTATAAGCTCATCTTAATTGCATACCACTAAAGTCTCCTATTTCTAAAGCTGCTTGTATAGCTAGGTTTAGTTCATCTTTATCACATTTAGCAAAGGATTTACAAAACTCTACATTGTTTTTAACAAAACATAGTCCTGCTCTACGTTTTACTTGTAGCTTTACCTCTTCAAATGTATGACCTATCTCATTAGCTATCTCTCTGATCATAGCATGTATTCTTGCTAACTGCGGGTTACTACCTTTGTTATCATTCACACCTATGAATATATCTAGCCTTACGCTTTCAGGCTGCTCTTTAAGAAAGTTTTTAAACTTAATCTCATAAGCTTTTATAGGGAAATGTAATTCACCGTTTTTAACACGGGCTTCTACAAATAATTGATCTTTCATGATATTATTGCTTGTACAAGACAACATAAAAGTAAACTTACAACACTTACTACTACTGCTATTGCAGAGTTTCTGTATTGACGTTTACTTCTACCTTGCCTATATTCATAATCTTCTTCTGTCATAACTTACAGTATTTTTTAACTTCATTTAATAAGATAATGGCTGTATCCAGCTTTCTACTATCAGTACCTGGGTGTATATCAATTTCATTCAACATATCTATTGCATGATTAACTTTGAGACACACCAGGTTTTTTACATGTTCTTTCATTATCTTCTATTTTCTAGATCCCAATCCCAACTATAATCTGGGTCATGAGGATCTAATTCTGTAGATGGAGCTTTAATCCATCTTCCATTTTCTAATATATATTTTGTTCCTTTAACTGTTCTTTCTTTTTTTTCATTATGGTTCATTATCTTCAATGATTTGTTCTTCTATACTATCTAAATCTATATGAGGTTCAAGTACATCTAGAATATCTACATATACTTGAGACCCATTCTTATCTTCAACTACAGCATATGCTGCTGTAACTGTAATATCTGGCCCTGTTGGAGGCACTCCAGGATCTCCATTAGGATAAGTGTGTATTCCTGGATCTCCTGATTCATAAGTATAATGGAACTCTACTTCTGTTCCTTCTATATCTATTTCTATTGTTCCTTTAGTTGTCATGTTGCTAAAAGTATTACACCCATAACTAATATCATAGCTATAAATATTATACCTATTACATTAACTATTTGCATTTCCATTTCTTTTTTTCTCCTACGCTCTGCCAATGTTATATAACGCTTAGGAACTTTTTTAAATATATTTCTCATCATTTAAATCTTTTACTTCCATTTACATATACATATTCTACACCGCAAGCTTCACAAATTGCAGTGTTTTCATTTCTAACTATAACTGGTGTATCACAATTGCTACAATCTTCTTCTGGTACAGATATAAACTCTTCACAAGTTTGTCTAGCAAGTTCTTGCATATGTGCATCATAATCACCATTATATTCATGCTCTATCATTTGCATGTATATTTCTTTCATTTTTCCCATAATTATCTATTTAGTGGATTATACCTTTGAATTTTATTATTATCAAATGAATTTAAAGCTTGATCAACCCATCTTTCATCTTGTGTTCCTTTGTAACACAATATGTGACATACTGCTGTCTCAGTTGGATTAAGCCTTAGCAATCTACCTATACGCTGTGCAGTCTTACGTTCATTACCATATGCATGCATAATAATACCCTGTTTTAAGTTGGGTATTGTAACACCTTCTGATAATTGTAATACACAAGATAACTTATCTATCCTACCGTCAGAGAATAACTCAAGGTTCTCCTCTGACTTAGGATTCTGAGAATGATAACTATGCTTACATATTCTGTCTGCTTGTTTCTGAGTATTTGCAAATACAATACACTTAGTGGAAATGTTACTGATCATACTCTTTACATAGCTTTCTTTACTTGTATAGTCCATTAATGCTCTCATACGCATGATTCTAGCAAATTGTATTTGCTTTTGAGTCTGTGCGTCCCTGCATCTTGACGTTACATAGTCATAATCTTTCTTCTCAGATGTATACCAAAAGCCACCGGCTTTACTCTTTTTCTTTAAAGTTGGTAGTTTAGATAACTCTAACTCATGTACAATGATCTTATAATCATTTAATATCTTTGAGTCAGTAGCTTTATCTACGTTGAATAGGTATTTCATGGGACAATACTTTTGCACAAGTCTACCCTTTTCTGAGTGTTTATGCTTTGGTGGTGTCCCTGTTAAGCCTAATATCTTACCAGAGAACTGGTTTAAGAAGGTCTCATGAGACTCTTTTAGGCTGTGACATTCATCTAGATATACTATATCATAATCATTAGGATTATGTTTATTAAGTGATAGATATGTAGTGAATGTAATATGATCTAATAGATCACTATATTTTGTGCTGATATTTAGTTCATCTATCCAGCTATCTCTAATAGAGAGTTTTGGTACTACAACTAGTGCACATATAAGAGGGTTATAATTACTATATAGATGTTCAATAGCAATACGTGTTTTACCAACACCCATTGATATACCCAAGCCACATCTTTTATTTGCTAATGCAACTTTAAGTGCATCAGATTGGACTATATCCCTATTAGAAACACTATCCAATGTATTAAGTTGTACCATATAAATATTGTTATTCCTATTATTAATGACCAGGCAAGTAACCTTATCATGATAATTTTATTTCTGTTCTTCATACTATTTCTTTTGCAAGGTGCACCCTACAGGGCTTGAACCTGTGACCTACCGGTTATGAGCCGGTTGCTCTGACCAACTGAGCTAAGAGTGCAAGTAGCCGGAGTGGGACTTGAACCCACACGGGCTAACAGCCCAACAGATTTTAAGTCTGTCATGTCTACCAATTCCATCATCCGGCCATATGTGATCCCACTAGGACTTGAACCTAGAACCTACAGCTTAGAAGGCTGTTGCTCTATCCAGTTGAGCTATGGGACCATAAATTTATGATCTTGAGCCTGAAAAACCTAATTCATAGGCTTCAGCTGGATGTTCTTCTATCCACATATGGCAGTTTCTACAAACTGGTAACCATGTGGATTCATCTAAGTGGTATATACCACGGCCATTTTTGTGATGAATATCTGTAGCATGCAAAGAACACTTATAGATCTTTGCATGACAGATAGGATTGTTAGATAAATACTCTTTACGCTGTTTAGCATACTTAGCATTAATCTTTGACATTTTATTTGAGACTTTTCTGATACTCATTTGGTTTTATACTAAAGTAATTACGTGGTAATAATCCCAGTGACAAGAATTTAAGTATAACATCTTCATATGTTAGACCTAAGTCTCTGAATGTCATTGTGTTATTGTAATCTTCTAAAGTTTCTTCAGCTGGTATATTTGCAATATACTGTGCTAAAGGACTGTGTTTAAAAGTTTCCCTAAGATACTGATTTATTTTCTTATTACAAAGGTATTGTTTCCAAGCATTGATTTCTCTTTGCCCACGTTTCCATACTCTTGTAATTCTTCTTCTTTTATCCCAGTGTAACTTCTTAACTTCTTCAGGTTTATACACATTAAGACCATGAAGTACACGTTTAAACAAAAAATGTTGATACGGGTTTAACTTCTGGTAGTTTAGTGTATTTACTATTGAAGGTGGATGTAATTGATACTCAGATAATAAGCCTAAGTATTCATAACGCTCTCTGCGTCTGCTTAATTCTAATTCTCTTTCATTAAGTTTTAATTTTTGGATTTGATCTTGAGATAACATACATGTTTATTTAAAAGTTTAGTAAATGATTATAGTGGAATTGATGTCCAGGGATAGCAAGTGGGTCCTGACGCCACTTAACTATCCCCTTTCATCTTCAGAAAACCTGATTAAAGCTCAAAAGTTTCTTCTTCAACAACTTCTTCCTTTTCAGCTACAGTTTCTTCTACATCATCACTAACTTTTTCTGTTTCTGCCTCTTCATTATCAATTCCGAAAGCTTCAGCAGATGTGACCTTATCTAATTTTACACCAGTGTTTTGACCATTTGCTTCTCTAATAGCATCACCATTAGTATGAGCAATAAGTACATCCTCTGCGTTAGCATCTGCTACAAAGAATGTTTTCCTATAGATAGGTTGGCCATCAACAGCACATATAATGCCTGTTTCTCCTGCATATTTAAAATCTCTATCAGGATCATTATTGCTAAATGGCTCTAATGACTCCTTGATAATAATTTTACCTGGTAAAGTATCATCAGCTTTCAAATTTAAAGCTTGAAGATCTTCCATTTTACCATGTAATAGTGTTGTAATGTTTGAGTTCTTAACCCAACCTGTATTGCTAAAGGTTACTCTTTGTTGTTGTAGCCTTACATAGCCATACTCTGAGTTTGAACTTGATTGACGTATAACATTACCCATGTCATCCGCCAGGATGTTTACTGAATTTTGCATTTTTAAAAAATTTAAAGGGTGAATAAAATAATAATTGATGATTTAAATATCATCTGAGTGAAAATACGGGTCATCTAGTTTTTCAAAAGCATCTATTTCATCTAATGCTGGTTCATTCTCTTCAATTTGTTCTGAGACAATGACATCAACAACTGATGTTCTAGAAAATTTATTGTAAAACGGGTCACCCACTTCCTTAGTATATGCTGAACTAAGACCATTAAGATCATTATACTCTTCATCTGTTAATGAGAGATACTGTTCAAGTGAACATTCTATTATGCGTCCATTAGGAAGTTGAATAATCATTATCTTATTAATAGTTTATCAAAGATAATAATATAATCCTTTCTGACTCAATATAAAAAGTCCATATTTGGTCTGTTTCAAAAATAATCAGCAGTAATATAGCTAACGGTTATATAATTTGTAGCTTCCTGCCTTTTCTTCTTATGTAATTATGTTGTTTTAGCTCTCTAATCCATCTTTTAACTGATGTTTGACTTGTGTCAGTATCATCAGCTAATGTGCTAATTGAAGGCCAACATAACCTATTAGCATTTGCATAGCAGCATAATACTGCATACAAACCCTTAGCCTGTATAGATAGATTTGGATCAGTAAGCACTTGATGTTTAACTATTCCATATCTATTTCTCTTCTTCTGGTACATGATCTTTTAATAATCTCAATAATGCTACATTGTTATCTAACTCTTCAGCAAGTTTGAGATCTTTTAACAGATACTTTGTATTCATATAGAGACCAAACGGATCTGGTCCTTTGTATTTTCTGTATTCAAAACTTATAAGTGCTCTGGAGAGTCTAGGCATATTTTTTTTTCTTTAGTTTTCTTTTTGTTTTTAAAGTAAGCTATATGTCCTTTACTTACATACTCAAGTTCAAGAGGATTAATATCTTTCTCTACAAGCTTAAGCTGTTTATCTTCATCATGATAGTGAAGATCAACTTTTAACTTACTATAGAAAGGGTTATAACCTGATGACCAAGAAGCATCACCTTTAATACAGCCATATACTTTACCGCTAGAGTGCATAAGACCCATATCTTTTAAGACATCTGATTCATATTCCTGTCCTTCATGATAACTTATTGGCTTTACACGTACATAATCTCCTATAGAAAGAACTTTATACTCTACATCCATTAGCATAAGTGTAATGATATGTTGTATTGTATGTTCATCTAAGGCATTAAAAATCATATCTGAGATATAATCTTTATTAGATTTATTTGATACTGCTCTAGGATCTATAATTTGTTTGAAGATCTTATTTGTTGTGATCTCCGGTAATGTAACTGTTTTATTTGACATAATTATTTATTAAAAAGTTTAAAGGGGTGTCACCCATACCTAAACAAGTATGAGAAAAAGGTAGAGATCTACCCCTTTTGGTTTCCACTACTCAACCATAGCTTTTATGACAAGGCCTATCTACTAGTGATATAGTATATAGTTAATTACTGGTATTGTTAGTGGTCCATATGTGGTCTTTATTTTTTAAATCTACGTAAATCTGTTGGCTCAAAGGTCCACTCAGGTGTGAAAATATATGACATATTATCTGCTGAGTACCATACATCACCTATGGCCGGATTTATTAATACATGTTGTTCCTGTGCAGGCATATAGCTTTGTGCAAGCATAAAGATCCTATGACCTCTATCATTTTCTGCTACATCAACTACTGTTACTGCATGACCAGGAAATCCTCCCTGTATAAAGACATCACCAGGTTGTATTTCTAGAATACTTACTGGGTCAGTATCATATTGTTCTACTGACCAAGTGCCAGCATAGGTCCATACGGCATCAAGCCACTTTCTAAACGTATTGCAGTTATCTTTACGTGGTTTGTTCCATACTATCTCTATGTCAGCACCATTATTAACGGGTATATACGTAGCACCATTTAGATAATCTAAATACCACGCTTGATCTCCGTTAGTAAAGTGAAATCCTAACCTATCTTGAAACTTACTTGCATAATTGTATGATGCTCTAAGATATATAGCTGCATCAGCACACTGATGTAAGTCTCTTTTACCAATATCATAGTCAAACACAGCAGCATATATGCCATCATTATGTTTGACTCTACCATCAAAGTACTTTACACGATTAAAATTCTTGAGTGGATGTTCAATCAACCACTCTGAATATGCATCTTTGAAGATTCTTTCATAGTTTTCTGGTACTGGAAAATAGGTTCTTATATTATGGGTTTTACTTTGCTGACCATAACAGCAAGTTACCACTGACCCAAATACTATTGAGACTAATAGTAATCTAAAGAGTATTTGATTCATTGTTTTCATACGGTGTTTTAAATTCTATTGAGACAAAAGGTATAAGAATTATCCATGACCAAGGACTACGTGATAGATCTGCACCTATTGCAAATCCAAACATTGGTACTGTACTTACTGTAATCTTTGGTAATACTTTTGTCTTGGCTAAGAACACTGTGTAAAACAATGCGTTAGCCCATACTACTACTATTCCTAAGACAGCTAATCCTACTATAGGATCACCTATCCAATTATCACCCTGGTAATTAAGAAAGAACTTAATAACCAGAGCAGATACTATTACTGGTATAACTACCACAAATAGTATCTTAATTATTGCTCTGAATATTCTTTTCATGTTTTCTGATTTTTAATTGAGATAAACTATATTATCATTATTACTAATACTTACGTTAATATTATGTTCTGCATAGTAATGTGAACCATTACCTACAGGTGAATTATTATCATTAAAGATTTCATTTGGTATAGGAAAATAATTATTCACTGACCAAAACACAACATCTGGATTAGATAACCAATTATTACCATCTAATGTTTGATTAAACATATGGTAATAGTCTTCATTACAGTAAATAAACTGGTTATTAGCTAAGCATACTGTATTATAAAAGTTATCATAGTTATCCAGAAACTTATTCATTGCTAGTGTACCATTACTAGGATGTTCTTCCCAGTATGCTACATAGAGATAAGCATTCATACTATTATCATATCCAATAGAATATACTCTTAGGATATCATTTTGTACCTCTGTTTCCAAAGGCTCCTTTTCACAGCTTGTAATCAATACTGCAAAAAGGAATATTGGAATCAATCTCAACATCTTACCATCTTTTGTTTTTTAGAATTCCAGCACTTTTGTGACTTGTAATACTTCTTCTTTGACTTACACATACCTCTTGATGAGCTACATGATTGTAGTATTGGTAGTGCTATAAAGCATACTACCATTAAATAAATTATTTTTTTCATAATACTTGTTTTAATTGTAACTAGTAGCATACTCTAGAAAGTCTATTGCATGCTGATGTGTTACGGTTATTAATTTGTTCTCTTCAGCTAGATATCTCAATGAGTCATTTCTCTCAAGCTCTAGCTTTAATTCCACCAATGATGGTGATCCCAACTCTTCACGGTTAACACGACTATGAGTCATATCACCAGTAAAGAAGTTAACGTGTGTATCATTTTCTCTGCTATATAGTACTATACCAATAGCATTGCCCCATGATACAAAGGGTTCCGTTTTATTAAATTCTATTTTCATACTTGTTGTTATTATTGAAGGAAGCCATAAGACTCAGACCATAAGGTGAACAACTCAAATACCATGGGTTTGTCATCAACCTTGTAACAGCTTATTACAACTGAGCCTATATGTTTATATGTTGTCTTCTACGGTTTTGTTTGCTCCTTCACGTGAAATTTTGCGGGTACTATGCCTATTATCCTATAGAGGAAAGACATAATACTATATAAGCTAACCCATAACTTGTAGTCTTATTGGTATTGTTGATCCACATTCCTCTAGTTATGGTTACGTTAGCTATATTTATATTATTAGGTGCTATAGAAAATATTATGTGGTAACAAGTGGGTTTTTGTGGGTATATTGACCTCACATTCTCTGTGCAACACACATAATTTATTTTTTTTACAGCAATAATTAGTAACTATTGTGCAAAATATAGCTTGGGAGCAGACCTGCAGGTAGTTTGCAGTTAAAAAAGGGAGAAGATAGCAGTAACTGTGTGCTTTTACACACACAGTCTACTATTCTCTGCAGTTTTTACACTTGCTCTACCCAACGCAGGTTTGTTTCTTCCCCTGTGTTTAAATCTACTACCGGATTATCAGATAGTTTAAAGCCTTGCATTTCATCTCCTTGATTGAGTTTGTTTTGCAATGCTTTAATTGTTGGATGATTTGCTCTCATCACTTGGTTTGTTTCAGGGTCTATAAGAGACAAGACACCAAATGTTATATTTTGTGATGTTCTTGTTCCTACTTTCATTCCTGCAAGTTCTCCTACTTTGTTAGAGATAGGCTTGTCTGTTACAATGATTGTGGCTGTGCCTGTGTTTTCATTGATTCTTAATTTTCTGAAGAATACTGACATAATTTTAATTATTTAAGTTATACAATTATTTTAAGCATAGGGGGTATCCACTACGCAATTTATAGCTGGGGAGCAGAAGTGTAGAACCCTATGAGAATGCAAAACACACAACTTTTTGGTGGGGGGCAAAAAAAATTTTACAGGAGTACGGGGCATATTTGTGGGCCAATCACTTTTATAAAATTCCAAAAATCACTATATTGTTCTTATAAAAGAGTTCCTAACTTAATTAAAACACAATGGCAAAAGACAATTATCCAGAAGAGAAGGATGACATTATGAGTCAAATAGAGCAGAGACAGCTAGAAGAAATTTTATTGGATAAGGCATATAATAATGCTTACTTAGTCCTTTCAGGTCAAATTACTTTTGATGAATTATTGGGTTACAACTTTGATCACAAAGAACAAATGGTTATGGCCTTTGATCCTGATTGTGGACCTAAAAAGCATGAGTTAGAGAATATGATTGATCATTGGATAGAAAAAGAAGAGTATGAAAAGTGTCAAAAGCTTCTAGGTATTCTTCATAAGGCGTATCCGGAAACTATAAGAGAATAATTATGGCACTTAAGAAATCAAGTAAAAAAAAGAAAAGTACCGTTAATAGTAGTGGAAACTATACTAAACCGGGACTTCGTAAAAGATTGTTTAACTCAATCAAAGCTGGAGGCAAAGGTGGTAGACCAGGACAGTGGTCAGCACGTAAAGCTCAAATGTTAGCTAAACGTTACAAAGCAGCCGGTGGAGGTTATAAATCTAAGAAATAATGGGAGGACATTTACCAAATGAAAATAAGAACAGGTAGCATATATCAACATTTAGCATTTGGGATTACTATAACAAACTATCATGGAGAATACAGGGCATTTATAATTGACTTTGCCTTTTGGTATATAGAATTTATATTTAAAGATTATGAAAAAAGCAAGAAGAAAAAGATCACTAAATAAGCAAAAAAGCAAGACTAAAGCTGCAAAAGCTATGGCTAAGAGCGTATACAAGAAAGGCGGATCTACAAGTATGAAGTCTGTAAAAGCTCCTGCTGGCTTTCATTGGATGAAAGATGGCTCTGGTTTTAAGCTTATGAAGCATTCAGGAAAGTTTGTTAAACATCCTGGTGCATCATTAACTGCAAAATTTAAAATACAAAAGAGACATAGCAAGTAATGGCAAAGACTAAACAACAAAAAAGTCTAGATAGATGGACTAAGCAAAAATGGAGAACCCCTTCTGGAAAGAAAAGTTCAGAGACAGGTGAGGTATATGCACCTTCTAAGACTATTTCAAAGCTTAAGAGTACCAAAAGTGGTAGAAAAAAGTTAGCTGCAGCAAATAAAAAGAAAAGAGCTGCAACCAGAGCAGGTAAACAACATGCTAGTCATGGACTTCATAAAGGTAAGAATAGAACAGGAGCTAAGAAAACTACTCGTAAAAGAACAACAAGACGTAAAAAGAAATAAAAATGGGTAATATATTAATAGATATGATGGGTTTACTAAGCCGTAAAAGGGTAGTAAAAACTTATGAGGATACGGATATGCTTGTATTAGGAAGAAGACCTAATGCTGATGATAGCATTTTTAACACGCCTAAGATGCATAATGAACTTATCTCTCTAAAAGATCTTAGAGCTCAATTTGGTACAGGAGAAGGAGAAGTAACAGGTACCGGCACAACTAATACACTTCCATTATGGTCAGATGGACCAAACGGAGTTTTAGGTGATAGTATGTTCTCACAAAACGCTGGAGCTACACAGGCTAATGTAACAGGAACTATTACTTGTGATGGTCTTGATTTAGGAGATAATGAAAAAATAAGATTAGGTGATTCACAGGATTTAAAAATATATCACAATGGTACTGATAGTTATATTGAAAATGAAGTAGGAGATTTAATAATACAAAATGATGATGATGGCAAAGATATAATATTTAATTGTGATGATGGAGCTAGTGGTACTGCTGCATATTTTAAATTAGATGGTAGTGCATCAGAAACTGTTTTTACAAGAAATATTAGGTTTGAAGATGGTGAAAGAGCTAAATTTGGTACAGGTTCAGATTTACAAATTTACCACGACACAGATAATTCATATATACAAGATGATGGTACAGGTGATTTACTTATATCAACTAATGGTGCAAGTGTTCAAATAAATAAAGGTAGTGGAATGAGTCCTACATCTGTAGAAACTATGGCTAAATTTATTACTGATGGTGCTGTAGAACTATATTATGACAATAGTAAGAAATTAGAAACAACCACTGGTGGCGTAGATCTTTTTGGTACTATTAATGCAATTGGCACGCTTTCATCCACAGGTCAAGCAAGCTTATCAACAAATGGGCCAATTAGCGTGGCTGACCTTGGGGGAAATTCTTCAACCTCATCTCAATTTAATATTATAAGCACATTTACAGGTGATAGTCTTGTAACTGCTACAAACAGACTTACTCTTAAAGCAAATAATGTAGATGGAATAAAAATTAATAATACTGGTGAAGTACAATTTAATCAATATGGCACTGGTACATTTACAGGCACAGCTGCATACAATTTATCAGTAGATTCATCAGGAAATGTTATAGAAACAGCTGCTGGTGGAGGTGGAGGTGGTGGTGTTACTTCTATTATAGCAGGCACAAACGTAACAATAAGTCCAGTAAGCGGGACAGGTGATGTAACAATAAATGCTTCTGGTGGTGGTGGTGGTGGAATTTCTGAAACAAAAGGTAACTGGACACCACAAGTTATTGCAATGTCTAATACTACCACACCTGAACCAGGATGGAATATAAGCTCATATGCTATAAATCAAGGTAGATGGATGAGACATGGAACTCTTGTTCAATGTGAGTTCAATATATTAATTCAAGTAGCAAATATTAGTAAATCAGCTGGAAATAATGGTTTTTTAACAATACAAGGATGGCCATATGATGCAGGTAATTCAGGTTTGTATCAAGATGCAAGAACAGTGCAATGTACTGGATTTGATGTAATAGCAACTAATTTTACATATACATATAATACAGCTCTAGTAGGTGATGCTTCTATTAATTTAAATACACCTTCTGTTGCCAGTAATGGGGTACATGGCATTGTTACTATTAAAGAATCCAATATTCCTTCAAGTGGTAGTTTGGTTTTAAAAGGTGTATTGGCATATGAAACAAATGATACTACGCTTAATCCAGGAGCAACAATACAGACATAAAATGGGAAATATATTACAAGACATGATGGGATTGCTTTCTAGAAAGAAAGTAGTAAAAAAAACAGAACCAGGAGACTATTTAGTTTTAGGTAGGATGCAAGGACCAGAAGGTATTTATGCATATGATCCTAAGATGGATAATAGATTAATATCATTACGTGATCTCAGAGCTGAGTTTGATGAAGGTGAGGTAACAGGAAGTGGTACTACTAATTACTTTACAATCTATACAGATGGTCCTGAGAGTGTTATAGGAGACTCTTTGATGTTTCAAAATGATACAGGTGTTTCTTTGATAAATCCACCAAGTAGTAGCTTTACTGCACCAGTAAGAAATGGTATTATTGAATTTGTTTCTGATCAACCTGAGAATTTTATTGGGCCAGGAGTTATTAAGTTTGCAGCAACAAGTGATTTTAGTCAACCTGCTGCATCTGGTATTAATCAATTAGCATGGTTTGAGAATAAATTTTCTGGAACATCTATTTCAGGTTCAAGTCAATTTGTAGCAATTCAAGGAAGACAACAATTTACAGGTAGCGGTCCTTTTTCAACTGCATCTGGAGGTGTTTTTGAAGCTAGATATAGACCAGACAGTGGATCTAGTGCTAGCACTGGAGGTACACTTTATGGTGTTACGGGAACTGTAAAATCTAATGATCCAAATTCAACAGGACTTAGTAGTCAATTAGACTATCAAATATCTAATTATGCACGTAGTGAGGTTACAGACAATCCAAATATGGTTGTAAACTTTGCCTATGGTTATTATTATGATGTAGCAATGCAAGCTGGTACTATTACAGATCACAGAGCTATTTTTATTAACGTAGATAATAATAATGCAAATGCAGCTCACACTGATTATACAGGTATATATCATGATGTTGGTCCAACTAATGTAGGTGGCACGCATAGATTTATTTTAAATAAGATGAATGCTCCTATTGAAACAGCTGGAGGATTACAGTTTACAAATAGTTTACCTGCATATGCTGATGATGCAGATGCTGCTCAGGGTGGATTAGAAACTGGATTCTTATTTCAAACAGATGGTACAGGAAATTCACCTTTAAATGTACCAGGAATAGTAATGATTAAACAATAATAAAAATGAAAGATCCAAATATAAGACCACCTCAGCCATCAAATTGGCCATAAAAAAATAAGTATGGGACATCATATGAAATATAAAAAAGGAGGCTCTAAAAGAGATCCTAAGTTAGTTAGAGCAGGCGTTTCAGGCTATAATAAACCTAAACGTACACCTAATCATCCAAAAAAGTCACATGTTGTTGTAGCAAAGGTAGGTGATAAGACTAAATTAATTAGATTTGGTCAACAAGGTGTAAAAGGTGCAGGTAAAAATCCAAAGTCAGCTAAAGACAAAGCAAGAAGGAAATCATATTATGCAAGGCATAATGCACAAGATGCAAAACCATCTAAGTTATCAGCTAGATACTGGTCACACAAGGTAAAATGGTAGGGTATGACAGAGGCAGCAATAAAGAAACTAGGTTTTCAGAAAGTAAAAACTGAAGATAATCTATATTACTATAGCTATAGCATAGCTGGTATGGACTTTTTTTCTGTTGGTAATGATCAAGTAGAAGGAAAAGACTGGTATGTAGAGTTTATATGCCCAGGTACTCATCAAGCAGGCATACGTTTTTACAACTCAAGAGATCTAAAATCCGTAATAACTATATTAGAACGTAATAAAATTTAAGAAAAAGTCATTAAACTTTTTTGATTTAAACTATTATTGTATATATTTGCTTTAATGTTTAATTTTAAATTTAATTACAATGGCACAAAACGCAGAACCAACTGAAAACACGTTGAATGAAAAAGATCCTAAACTTAGCAAAGAGGAATTAGCACAACGTAGAGAAGAAATAACAGCATTTTACAAAGATAACATACCTCATCTTGAAGTACAAGCTGAGTATGAATCACTATTAGCTTTAATTGAAAAATCAAGAGCTGAGAGAATGCAAGCACAAAGCTTTATGGCACAGCAGTATGCTGCCCAGAAAGAAGGTGTTAAAGCAAACTCACCAGAAGCAAAAGC